GGCTATCGTAATCCCCAGTATAAGATATAACCCTATTTGGTAATATGTGGGTTTTGGATCTGGAGTTCTAGGTCAGAATCATCAAAGTCCAGAGAGTTTTCAAAGTTATCTAGTATGCCCATATTAGTGAAAACTATCTCCACAGGCACAAGAGCCTTGAGCATTAGGGTTATCTATTGTAAAACCTTGTTTTTCTATGGTGTCTACAAAATCAAAAGTTGAACCCTGTAGATATGGGTCGGAGAGTTTATCCACCCTAAGAGAAAAACCTTCAAAAGGATATACCGAATCACCTTCTTTTTCTTCATAATCAAAATAGGTTTGATAGCGTAAACCAGAACATCCTCCAGGAGAAACCGATACCCTCAAAAACTGTGGCTTTCCAGGAGTTGTTATCTGAGATTCTGTAATAAGGTTTGCTACTTTCTTTATTGCTTCATCTGTAAATATCATATACCAAGTATACCTTATTTGTCCCCTGGATTTTTACACAATATGTATGGTTTAAAACCTTAAATACCCACTATATATAGGTCCAAATTGAGAGGTTTGAGAGGTTTGATAGCAATTTAAATGTTACTGATATTTTTTAGATGTGTCAGACATATCATATCTGGTTTGTCTACCATGTTATTGAGCATATTAGACAGATGGCTTCGTAATGTCTAACGGCCAAACCTCCTATCACAAACCTTCCCATTTGTCAAACCTCTCAAACCTTATATCTTGCATGCGGATTATACCCCAAACCTTTCTATTTGTCAAACCTTTTATGGACAAAAAACCCTGTACAAAATGTACAAAAATGTCCAGAAAATGTACAAAATATCCAGAAAAAATATAAAAAGGTTTGGATATTTCTGCAAAATCCAGCAAAAAGGTTTGAAGGTTTTATACTGTATATACTGTAGGGATTTGGATTGATCTTCGTAATCCCCCGCCAAAAGCGGGGCGCCCTAATGGGGCGGTATTGTAACAGAGACCACTGACAACCTGAAAAGTCCAGGGAATTTAAAGAGTGTTCGTAATACCACTAATAGACAAACCATATATTCTGGCTTTGAGGTTTGATCAATTGGAGGTTTGACAATATAAGGTTTGTATGATAGAAAGGTTTTGGAAAAAAGCTCCAGGGATTTTTAGGTTTGCATCGTAATGTTATTTTGGCAAAAAATGGTTTGGGTGGTTTGTACTATATGTCCAATTTCCGGGGGCCAAAAATCCCACGAGACTGCAACCGTGAGATCCCTGGCAGTTTTACCCCTGTGAAGCGGAAGTAAAAATTTCTTCTAGTTCTGTAAAATCATTGTCATCAGAGTCAAGTCTTGCAAGCAGATACTCAAATGTTTCTGCAATATAATTTTCTCCTTCGGTTGTGATTACTGCCAAACCTTGTTCGTTCAAGTGTGCAAGTGGCAAACCTAAATCGTTATATTCTACAAAATCAGAATACTCGTCATTAAATCTATACTGTTCCCAAAACTGTGAAAGTATTTTTACTTTATTGGAAAAGGTCGTTGCCATAGTATTTTCCTATCTCTCTGTATTCTGCTGTGGTTTTATTATACTCTGCTGATTCTAGAACTTCAACTGCCCTCGCATAAATAACATATGGATTGGCTGTTGCAAGATACTTTCCAACTGCCTCAAGGTCAAGGGTAAAGTCAGATAGAAGGCGACCAATGGTTGTGGCAACCTTTTCTTCCTTGCTTGCCCTTAAGTGAAAGCCTCTACTCATCATCTCTCCATTCTATCAAAAGGTTGAGAGGGGGTCAAGTCCCCACCACAAACACCTGACCCCCGTCTCATTATATGGACAGGGTGACCCTACCCTATCACATGCTCAGCGAAAAGCTTTGGCCCGTATGCATTTATGAATGCGTCCCATTCCACGGGCTGAGTATCAGTAATAGTCTTGTCAGTGAAGTCAATGATGACCGTCTGCTCTCCTAGGTCCCTAGAAATATCACTGATAGAATAAATACCAAACCCTGTCTCATCCAAAATGTTATGTTGAATAAGATAACTAATAATCATGCGGGTACCATATGAAGCGTCATCCCATCTAGGACGTGCATGCTGCAGCGCCTCTGCCAGGTCTGACTCCCAGGAATCTTGGCCCCAGTGTGAATAGAGAACTACATATGACTCAGGTTCTCCTACAGCGAACTCATCTGTTTTAAATACAAAATTAATACGTGCTCCCATTATTCTTGCTCCTCTGTTAGGTCGTTTACTTCAATGATATCAAATAAAGTTAACTGTGTCCAGTTCACTCGTCCGCCTCAATGTCTCCCTCAAAATCAATAACTACCTTAGCAACACGTCCATCGGAATTTAGTTGTACGTATACAGGGTAGAGCCCATCTCCATATCCCGTTGAAAATACAACTGCATCTGCAGCACCTAATGTGCCATAGTTTTGTTTAAGAGTTACACCGCTTGCACCTAGATAGCCATACTGCCCAGACTTATTCTCATGATCAAAAGGTGTACCATCTTCCCACGGTTCCCAACCATCTAGATAGCATGGGTCACCAACCATTGCTTGGCCTGAGTCAACTGCAAATGAACCTGCATAAATTAAATCACTCACTGTCGTCTTCATCTTCATCCTCCTCAAACATTAGGTCCGTCATGATATCGTTATCTGTTAGCCAGTCACGAATGTCTTCATAGTTCTGCTCTGCACCATACTCCAGAGAGAAACCATGACCAGCCTTAGTAGCCTCTACTAGTTTATCCCAAATCTCATCTTCTGAGAAATTAAAGCGGTATTCAGTATCTTCCATAAAGTTCTTGACTGTACTCCACGTCCATAGCCATACTAATGAAAGACCTAAGTCTGTGCTTTCTAGTATTGTTAAGCATTGGTTTAGTTTATCTTTGTCATCGGGTCTCATGCATCTGCCTTTCGGTATTCAGGAACTTTTGTATCTAAGTATATCTTGTGGTCATCACATTCTGCAACTGCCTCTAAGTCTGCTTCTCCTAGCCAATGGCATACAGAACATATCTCACCACAATCATTTTCGCAGTATTCCATGCAATCTGTGGCATCACAATCTCTACACATACTGTCATATTCTGATGATGAAATAATCTCACCACGTAAGAATTCCATCTCCCCACCCCAACCTGTTTCTTCCTCATATGATAAGGTAAAGAGTAATGTTGGATATTGAGCAGATAGTTTTTGCAATGCAGGGATTGGCCTAGACCATGCTGTTTCAAAGTTATAGTGAACTACATAGTTTTCACCGTTCTCTGCTTCTTGAATACTAGTATTACTATACTGGTCATCTTCTGCTACGGCTACATCCCACTTAGTGCCCCACTCACGGTTGTTAAAGTTATACCAGTCATTGCCGTCAAATTTCATATCAAATTTTTCGGGGAATGTAGGAACACCATGATATTGCTCATCAGTAATACCTGCATCTTTATATGAATAGATATTATGGAATGCAAAGATAGGATTAACATACTTGCGCTGTCTAACTGTATAGGCTAAATCGCCATTAGATTGAACAGAATAAACAAATGGTTTATTTAATTGAACAATCATTTTCTTAACTTGTTCAGGATTACCTTCTACAGTTAATCCGTTATATACCCAGTTTGGCATGGTGGTTACTTTCTACTAGTGGTTTATATAATTCTATCAAAAATGCAGGGGACTGTCAAGACCTACAGCCTACCCTCAATATTTTCTGAGTCACAGACTCCACAATGACCGTTCGTAACGTCATCATACCAATCTGTCTCAACGTCTAGAAGATCCCCATCTTCATTATATTTACCAAGCTTATGAGATGTTTCGTCATACCAAAATTGCTCGGTTTGACCGCAGTCTAAACACTTAGGCATTTTGTTTTCCCTTCGCAAATGCAATTGCATATGTCAAACTATATAGTTCTCCATAGGCTTCGCATACACCTTCCCAATAGCGGCGCTCCATAGAATCCATTGCTTCCTCTGATTCGTCTTCTGCTTCTTGGGCTAGGGTTAGTTGTGTTTCTGCTTCTAGCATGAGAGTTTTAAGATGACCATGCATTATATCTGCACCGTCCATGCCTGCGTCTACCATGCGTTGTAGATATGGTTCTAGTATTGTTGGGTCATTTTCCATAATTATATTCTATCCTCTGCTACTGACAATAGATGACGGGTGTTATAAATTTCTGCTTCTTTAAGTCTATAGAAGTGATGATTGTTTACATAGTCAATCTTCTCTAAGTCTTGCATAAGACTAATCTCATGAATCTTCATATACTCAATGAAGGTTGGCATTTCCATTAGATTACTTCCTCATCTAATTCAACTTCATCTTCCTCATACTGTTCATCTACATCAATAGAATAAACTTCAGGGAATCCGTAGTCCTCGTACTCCCAACCAAGCTTTTCTGCTTCGTCTGCGTTATCTGCTTCTACCTCGTAGTTATATTCTACGATTACCTTCAAGTCATACATTGGCATTTGTTTTCTCCTTTATATTAATTATAGGGGTTGGTGTTGATTTTTACAAGGTTCTTAGGTGTGATACTCATCACAGGCTCAAAGGCATCCATGACACTAATATTAATTAGATTAGCAGATCCACAAGAACACCAGCCACGCCACTCCCTGATATTTTGCAGGGTAGTTATCTCAACAAGAGCATCACAATCACTACATACATAATCATACTTAGTCCACATTATTGCTCCTCTATTTGTTCTGTCTTAGGATTCCAATATCCAAACCCACAATTAAATGTACAAGTATAAACACCTGGTACATCACTACATAGCCAATGGTGCTTATGCTTCATGAACATACTCCTCTGCCCACTCAGGCTCTCCTGTTACCCAGTCTAATTTAACATCAATGTCAAACTCCTGTCCTTCAGGCCAACCAGTTGTAACTACCAACTCTGTTCCGTCCTCAAAGAAGATCTGCTCAACTATTTGGCGGTATGTAATTTCACGGGATTTAATTTGCATTAGTCAAAGTACCCTTCTGCCCATAGACCTTGTAAGAAACTAGATACTTCTTCTAGACCCTTAGCAATACCTGAATTGCCCAACTGCTTAGAAGCAATGTTTACACTAGCAATCATCATATCTAAATCAGATTTTTCATATCCTAGCATTACTTACTCCAATACTGTAGAATTGTTTCCAGGGTAGAGTGAATTGCACAATCACAATCTCCCCCCATATTATCCATGAAATCAATATGAGAGAAGTGGTCCTCATAGATATCCTCTACGAGTTGGGCGATGGTTTTTTCATTTGTTTTTGTGGTCATACATTTATTTTACACGCTTCCAGGGAAAAAAGCAAGTCTTCTTAATAAAGTTTTTATATTAATCTAATTAGTTAATGTCCTATATGTCCGATTTTCCGGGGCCCCATTTACGCTGCGACCCCAACGGGACTTGAACCCGTAGCCTCTACCGTGACAGGGTAGCGCTCTAACCAATTGAGCTATGAGATCTTGCAGGTAGTTTTAATTCATGCCTAGGAATTTTTTATTATGCGAGAGACATTACATTCTGCACAACTTTAAGCAAACGATTCTTCTCTGCGTTAATTGCAGGGTCAAATCCTGATGCGCTTGCAAGGATAGATTCGTTAGAACCACCTCTTGCTGTGCGGTACCAATCAAGGCGTTCAGTAAGTGCATTAAACGCACCCCAAGCATTACCAGCAATCATGCCGTTAAATTCACCTGTGTAAATATCATTTACCATGTCAATTTTATTTTCCCACTTCTTGATTGCACCCTTAGCATCTTTTTCTGGCTTAGGATAAGCAGCGAGAAGAATATCATTGAAAGACTTAGCATTGACTTCTTTCTCAATCATAGCCTTAGCCATGAGGTCAAATTCGTCCATGTAAGCATTAGCAAGACCAAGAGTCTGGCGAGCAACCTCTACCTTACCGCTTGCTGTCTGTGTGTGGCGAATCTTGAAAGATTGCTTGATTCCCTTGTTCTTCTTACGACCTACGCCACCAAGAGCAAGATTAAGAGTATTAGCGCACACAACACGAACAGGTGTGATGCTTGCTTGAATTGCGATTGAACCATCGTGTGATGTGTTGATAAGCAAATAAGTTTTTACCTTATCTGCAACACCATTAGGGTCTAGTACAGTTTCACGCTCAAGAGCAAGTGCGCCAAATACTACACGCCCACCCTTGATTGAACCAGCGGTTTCCCATCGTCCCCCGCCGTCAAGAATATTGTCACCGAATGAAAATAAATCTTCATTCTGCATTACATGATAACGCTCACCAACTACACCAAGAATATCGGTCTGAGTTGATTCTGTAGGATTAGTACGCAATACATATTGGTACGCCTTGTCTGTAGTTAAGTGTGCAGGGATAGGCATATCTTCAAGACGAACATTCCAACCATTGAGGTTTGCAGCCTCTAGCATTTCTGCGGTTGTTTTTTCTTCTGTGAATACAGTACCCAATCCATGCCATGCAGGTTCACGGAAAGATGCAAAAGATGCCTTGCCGTTTTGTGTTTCTAGGTCATGTGCCATGAGTTTTCTCCTTTTTGTTGTTGAAATTTAAGTATAGCAAGACAGACTGACATATGCAAATCAGGCTAATCAGACATGGGGCAATTCGGACATTTCTTAAACGTGTCGTAAATCACATGGCGTGTCGCTTGACAAGATCAAGTTTTGGGGCCCGGAAATTTTTGCAATAAAAAGTGAGCAGTTTACGTGGCCGTGCTCAGGGCCCTCATCCAGTTTAAAGACATGTGACAGGTCTTTGTTTCATAGCCCCCTATGAAATATTAATTTGTTTCATCATAGTTAGTTTCAACAATTGAATAGTCAACGTTATCAATTGTTGTGTGATAAGAGTCAACACTGAAATCAAGGGTACCAAGGACGTCATCAATGTCATCGCTTGCTTCAAGTTCAACGGTGAATGAGTGCTCTACTACAACTGTTACGTCATATGATTTTGTTAGTGTGAATTCACCAATTTCTGCAAGCGCTTGTGCTTGCTCAATTGTGATATCTTCATTTGCTAACTCTGCACGTGTCCACTCTTTAAGAGAATCCTGCAGGTTAGTATGCTTACGGTGCAATGTGTTGCTTTGGATGATTAAATCTTCTTTGAATTTTTTTACTGTTTCAAGGTCAACTTCAAGTTCACTTATCTTGAGAGATGACTTTGCCAATGAATCACGAAGAAATATTTCTGTTTCATAGTTTACTGTTTGGTCCATGGGGCCTCTTTCTGTTGTTGTTATTATAAGTCTAGCAGCGGGTACCGACAACTGTCAACCGTAAACCCATGAATCTTAAATAGTGAGACTTAATATAGGTGATGCTCATCACATTTTTCCGGCCCCCGCATATTTATGCAGTCACTTGAATAAATATTGGTGAGCAGTTTTGGCACTTACTCAGGTGGTCTGCGTCTTTAGGTCGGCAGTAACCTTGCTCTATAGTATTTCTGTGATCGCCCTAATCAGCCTGGCGAATTGGAGTGGGGCTTTTACACCCCACCCAACCTCATTTAGAGATAACGAGCAATTTGCTTCATTGTAGAAGCATTAACTGTTTCCTCATCTGTCATGCGGAGAATAGAAAGTGCGTTGTTAATTTCCTCTACCATTTCACGATATGTGTGGTCGTGCATAGTTGTGAAATCACGCTCAGGTTGCTTTGGCATATCCAGTTCTGAAACTGTAATGTCAAAGTCAAGGTTTAACTGATTGTTCCAAGAACGATAGTTACTGCGTACATTTTCAGCCTTCTTGATATTTGCGATTGCAAAAGCAACAATTTCCTTTTTCCACTTTTCATTAAGTTTTTGGAACTTTGCTTCGTTGCTTGCTTCGTTCTCTTTGTCTTTCTTGATTGTTTCTAACTTTGTTTCCAAAGCCTTGATTACTTTTGGTGTTGCCACCTTTACTGTTATTGCTCTTGACATGGTGTTCCTTTTCTTTTGTGGGTTATATTTCTATTATAGGGGGTTGGTCTGACATTAAAGTGAGCCTTTTTGTATCTTGCTCAGGATAGTTCCTGCCACTTATTTAGAGTCGCTGTACATTGGCGACTATGAAAGGCTTACGCCTTCCAAGTTGTCCAGCGTGTGTTGCCATTTACATCTAACTTCACACGAACTGTGTTCTTATCTGTTGGCTTGATTTCCAAGATTTGACCTGTGACCTTTGACTTCTGTGTTGTAAAGAGGTCGCCGACCTTGTAAGTTGCTGTTGCTACTGTCATTTTGTTTCCTTTTCTGTAGTTGTTGATATTTCTAGTATATCCGAAAAATCTCGGAAATACAATTCCTAGCCTAGAAAATCTCATATATTGAGACCCTTTCTGTGTGATTTGCGTCACTCATGCCCTAGCCCTGCGAATAGGACAATTCCGACTATGATAGTTAGTATAGTTATTGTTAGCATAGGTTTCCCTTACTTTTTGGTTGCGCTAAATACTATATCAGATTTCTGATAAATACACAACTTACAACTAGCGCAGGCAGACCCATTGCTTGAGATAAGCGGAATGGCCTTTTTATTCTCAGGGCACTTAGCGCCAGGCTTGCCTGTAAGTTCCTTCATGTCTGCTTGTCCTAATTGAAAATTTTTGGCAAGGTATGCAAGGGATATTCCATGATCCGTTTTAAGTTCAATACCAGTTTCTTTATTCTCGCTATCTGTAGAATAGTATAAAGAAAGATTAGCAATGCCATTAAGCATTAGGGCTGCAGACTTAACTCTAGTATAGACCCAGAATTGAATATCACTATGGTTCATGATAATTTGCTTCCATGCATATGCATATGTATCATTAAAGAAGTCGCCGTCCCAGTGAATGCGGAATAGTTTAGGTGCGTCTTTCTTGATACAGTCTTTCTTGAAGTCCATTATCATTTCATTAAGAAGTGAGACCATAGTTTCATAGTCTGCGTCTTTCAATAGTTCCCAGTTATGAAGTAAGTTAACTTTTACGGTTGGGAATATCTTTTCAAGCTTGCCAGCGTAGCAAACAGTCTCGCATACGCTAGTCGCTCCAGGACATGAATAAGCCTTGCCTGCTGGTAGTCCGAATGTGTTGGCGATACTTGCTTGCTTTCCATTTGGTGTAACTGCATTAGCAACTTTCCTATCTTTTGAACGAAGTAATTTTGACATGGTGGGTTACTCGCTTTCTTTCTTTAATTGTAGCAATAGGGACTGACATTTTTTCCTATTGTACTTTTTTTTATTTGGGATCGCAGACGCTGCATTAGAACGACGTAACTCCATAAGTTTACGTAACTCTTCAGGTGTCTTTTTCATATAATAATATTAGCAAAGTTAAGGCAAAAATGCAACTTAACGTAAAAGGGTAAATCGGACATTTTGCCCCGGGATTTTTATTAGTCTTTGTCTACATACACATATAAATCAACATATTTATCATACGCAAGTGTAATTGTATCTGGCTCACCATACACATCAACACAGTCAATAAAATAGTTATCGCCCGTGCCATCAGAACTGATATTAATGATTTCAATTAAATCTCCATCAATTTTTATCAGATCATCAACCATCAATGAGTCTGGTGTTAACTTATCTGCCCATACGAGTTCCATGTTGTTTATTGTAGCAGGCATTTATTACTCCTCATCATATTCTAGTGAGAGTGGAAAGTCATCTGACCCATCTTGCCAGTCATCAACAGAATCAATAAATACATCAAGGTGGTGTTGGTCTACGATAGCGTGTGCAGGTGCTTGTGTTGAGCCACGATAGGTAATCTGAAAGTCACCAACCTTTGGCATATCAATCATGCGGTCATAGTCCTCATCATAGAAGGCATCAATCGCATCAATACACGCAGTTACCATTTCTGCGGGTACAGGTGGATAGTGATTAGCCTTAAGGTGATAGAGAATCTGAGTCTCCAAGTCAAGTACCATTTCTTTAATTCCCAACGCTGTAACTGAACCCATTATTTATTCTCCTTATCTAATCCCATTAGTTCCATTTCATTAGCGTAGTCTAACGCTTCATTAACTTCATCGTTGAACCATAACATTACTTTTGACATTACTTACCCCCTACATTTCCATTACGATAGAATATCTTTGTGTGCATTTTGCCATTAGGCTCTGAGAAATTAACTGTAGCATATTCTAATGCCATGCCCCAGTCAATAAACTTATTCCAAGAATTAACTGCGTCAATCGCATTATCATAGCGACCAACCCAGTGTGGAGACTTATCTCCGTCATAGGTGCAAGATACTGAGTATAGGTATTCCATTAGTTAGCCTCTTTCGTTACGAATAGTTGGTCAATAAGGTCATATTCTATCATCGCCTCTACCTCTCGGTCAAGGTAGCAACGGAAGCAATAGAGTTCAGTTACATCTACTGCATTTTCATTACACTGCATACATACATAAGCGGTCATGTGAGCCTTCTTTCTTTAAGTTGATATAAATATCCTATCATCTCAGGGTGACAAATACAAATCTTAAACGGGCAAGATCGCATGTGATAAATCTCACAACGTAAAGCTTGTGGATAAACCTGTGGAAAACGCCCCGGAAATTTAGTTGAAACTTTAAGCAGTTTTAAATCATGCTCAGGATCTTATTTTTACATTCCCGCTTCGCAGGCTTCTGTAAATTTTTGACGACTAAAATTTGGATTGTCTTGCTCAAACATTAGAGCGAAATCATTTACCAAATCTTCCCACCAGAAATTGTCAATCATGGCTTGATGATAACCTGCAAGAATTTCTGAAACTTTTACATAGTCCTTGCGTGTCATCATTAGTCTGCCACCTTTAGAACTGCCCATGAATTGCCTTCATTAACTTCATCTAACGCAGGCTGAATCATAGGTGCAAGAACTTCTTTTAGCAAGCCTTCAAGCATTTCAATTTGCATTTCTTTTTCAAGATTGAGCAAACGAATAGCGGTTGGATTTGTTTCGTCTAATTCTGTAACGAAACGAAGATTGTGTTCAATTAGTACCATTAGAGAGAAGCCTTTCCACGAAGTGTGCCACGAACGCCGAGTGCGTCACATGCAATTTTTACTGATACGCCAACTGGCAAAGTGTCAGGGTATGAAGTTACGAATTGTGCAACTGCACCCTTAGATGGTAGGGAAATGGTTTTTACTGTACCATTAAAAGTTTCTAGTGTTAATTTATACATATTAGTTTTCCTTTCTTACTGCAACTGTGCGGAAAGTCTTGCGACCCCAAGTATTGCTACCGCTATTTGGTGCAATTTCTACGAGATAAGTTTCGCACCCATCGTACCAAATTGGTTGTGGGTGTGGCTCTGCACTTATGATTTCTCCACGCATTGTTTTGGAGATGTATTGTTTTCCTACAAGTAGGTTGGATATTGTGTAGATGTTTGCTGACATGGTGTCACCTTCTTTTCTTTTTTCTTGATATGGCAAGTCTAGCATTTTTGGCTGACAAATACAAATCTAAATTCGGACATATCAGACAAATTAAATGTGAGGTTGGTCACATTGTTTTGCTAGTTTATTTAATTGTATAAAGAGAATCTTAGCATGGCATACCCAAAAAGTCAAGGCGACACGCCGTAACTTAAATGTGTTTCTAATCACATAAGTTATCCACAGCCTGTGGAAAACGGCCCGGAATTTTTAGATCATTCTGTCAAGTGTAACCATGCAGAATAAATTAAAATAAAAAATGAGAAAAAGAAAAGTGCATTACCTGTTTCTAAAAAGTGTTTCATTTATCCTCCTCTAAATATTTACGAAACGATTCTGCTGTTTCAATCTGTTGTTCGTTTGTGAGTGAAGCCCACAAGTAACCAAGTAAGTAAGCGTTTCCGCTATCTTTATCTCCACGAATTTCTGCGGATATTGCTTTTACCTCTTGAAGTAATTCCATGTATGTCATTACGCAAACACCTCCATGCTTATATGATGAGGGTTGCAATCGCACCACTCAAAGTCAAAGTCTCCATCTTGTGAAACCCATGCGTCAGTAATTCCCTCACCTCCGCAGATTTCACAGTTAAGAACTGTGTCAATTAGTTGTTTCATGTATGACATTATTTAGCCTCCTTACAGCGAATATCAAGTGTATCGTTAGTAGCCCAACGATTTAGACCTTTATGAAAGTATACGCTTTCGTTACAGTAGTAGCAACGATAGGTAACACGATTAGGAAAGTGTAGGATAGGTGTTAGGCTATCCGCTGGATTTAACATTGAATTAGTTGTCATATTATTTACGACCTTTCTTAGAGCAATCGCTCTTGTGTACGAAGCAAGCGTACTGACATTCATCGCAGATACTTTCTGCGAGTCTTTCACGAACCTGTTCATAGGTTTCTAGTGAGTTTCTATTTTCATATAGTGAGTTCATTTGGAACTCCTTTCTTTATTTTTCTTTATACTAGAATTATAGCAGGGGGGTCTGACATCTACATATATTATGTTAAGTAGATTATCACCACAAGATATATCAAATCGGACATATGGGATATGTGATATACACCACATTACTTATCCACATAGTTATCCACAGGGGCCCGGAAAAATGTGACGAATACCACACCAATCATGTCCGATTTGTCCGTGTCTATACTTGCTTTTTGGGGCGGTATATGTTATTATTCTCTTATAAGAAATTGACACAGTGTCAATAAAGAAAGGTGGTCACACAATGACTACATTAACACATACACATATCCCCTACATGAGTGCTATCTCAGAGGTAGCGGATACTCAGTACACATTCTGCACAGAGTGTGAGAATAACATAGAGCGTTGGTATATTGACTCAGACGGAGACCGCCTCTCTATGTGGTCAGAGTGGAGAGTGTCACTCTGATGAATATCTTTCTATGCGACTCATGCAATACGCTAGGTATCGTTAAGTACGACGGTACTACAATTACAATAGCCCCATGTCAATGCACTAAGGAGAAATAAATGAATAAGATTATATTAACACTAACCCTATCACTATTGCCACTAGCGATTATCACACCTGGTGCTAACGCTAAAACCTGTGGTCTATATTATGTCTACCACACTAACCATGTTACAGGGCATACAACTGTGCGCCACATTTATCGTTGCTCAAAGTAAGGGGAATAAAATGAAAGTAACAATCACATCTATGCAAGGTAACACAAGAGACATTAACCTCATGACAAAGCAAGAGGTATATGATTTCATTGACCTATACAAAAGCACACTACTAAAGAATCAGCGTGTTAAGATTACTTGCGACCTACTAGGGATTGACGGTTACCTACAGGGCGTTAACTAAGAGTAGATGGGCACACATGATCACGCTTGTGTGCTCACTATCTTTTTTGTATTTTTATTTTATTTTTATGTATCGTACATCTTAGAAAAATATTCAGATTTTATGAAAAATGATTTTATATAATTTTTCAGATTTTGTTATTCTTCAATAATATTTTTTTTAATCTCATTAAGTACTCTTTCCTGCATTCCAACATTTATAAAACGATTATATCTTTGCTTAAGGGATTGACCTCTTCCAAAAAGATTGGGGCTATCAATGCAAGCCTTAGCCATTAAAGCCAACTTGGGGTTAAGGTTAAACCTCTTAAACTCAATAGGTCTATCTGTTTCAAAATGAACATAAAAAATAGGCTCTCCCTCTTCAAGATGGAACTCACCCTTCTGATTCCACATCTGCACTTCAAAGTTAAAAGGTCTAAACCATCGCCCAACATCAAACTTTCCTGGAACAACTGATCCATATCTGGTATATTTACTTTGCGTAAAATGGGGGGAAGTAAAAAAAGCATTCAAAGGCTGATCTGCAAATACATAATGTTTTAATTCAAAGATAATGCTATTGCCTAGTGATAACGCTGGAACGGTATTAGTTCCTGTAGCAATGAAGTTTTCGCTGATTGGATAAAAGTCTTTTTCTTTATCATTAAAGTCATACTCGTATGAGCATGACATTGGAGAGTAATACTCTAAAGTTTTTTTGCTAAAACCAGAAAGAGCGGGACAGCCAATGAATGAATTTCTATTGCTGTCTTTGTGCTTGTTTTCTAAAAGACTTGAAAATAATATTTTTGGTTTTGGATACAAAAAAGACCAGTCAGTTCCATGAAACTCTGTATTAACTCCAGTTGCTAGGTAAACCGTTATTGGCTTTTCTTTCATTTCTGCTCCTTGTTACATCTCTCACATATAATCATACCATGTTTGCATTTTTTCATCGGACGGTAGATAGCAAATTGATCCAAATAAAACCTAATCATATCTGGATGAACTTTAACACTATCTGCTATCCATGCTACGCTACGCCCCATAGTAATATACTGGTTTGTAAGCCAGTCTTTATTTTGCCAGTCTCGCATTACCACTTGCCTATAGGACAACGAGCATCGGCTAGTTCGGTTTTAAGTTTCATGAAGCAATGACATAATTTACAGCGGGATCCATTCTTCTTAAAATGTTCACATGCTTGACATATTTTTAAGCGGGACTCAATCAAAGCATCACTGGCTCTAGGCGTAGAAGGTTTAAGCCAATCACCAAAACTTACATCACTCATACAATCAACTTCTCTGGATCGCCAATAATAGATGTATCCACAGTAGTCCAGAGTTGATATGACATGGAAGGTGCAATCTTTGCATGAAAACCTGGTTTGTCAATCACGTATTTAAAACCACCTTTCTTAGAAACCTTTACTCCCCATTCTCCATTATAGTCAAGTTTAGAAGCCTCAAAGACAAATAGGTAGTATGTCTTATCCTCATCCTTTCCTGGGACGTTAGACCAGTCTTCTGAGGCTTTTGCAAGGCATATGTAGAAGTCTGCGTGAGTATCTGCTATTGCTTCTACCATTGCTTCTATTGTGTTGTGCTTACCTAATCTACTCCCCGAAAATTTTAGGGTCTTCTTTTTTGGATCATAAATCCCCGATTTAATTGAAAACGATTTGCCAGTATCTAGTGTAAGATCCTTTGAAACAGCATGTGAGCGATTAGGTTTCCAGTCATTAGGGTATCCGTTTTCCTGCAAGGCTTCGGATATAAGTTCTTCTAAAAATTCAGAAATTGCAGGTAGTCGGTATAGCATGTGATGTAAGCGTAATTTGCTCAGTAAAAAAAGTTTAAGTGTATCTTTGATGCTATCTACCATTACTCAATTGTAGCGCATAAACCTTTATAAGTCTATTACCAGTATGTGTACATATAGCATTATTAATGCAGGGTTTGTACATAGTTGGTTTGATATCTCTATTTCGGCGACTTTTAAAATCGGCGGAGTTTAATCGGGCGAACTTTATATTTATTTATTTAATCTCAAATAATGGTATAATAATTTTATAATGACCACTACAGACTGGGCACAATTCATTCTTGCTTTGCTTTCAATTGGAGCGATTGTAGTTGGATCAATTCGTTGGTATATTAAAGTCCAGATTAAGCCTATTCACGAAGCGGTTTGTGATATTCGTGCCGAAACCAAAACTAACGGCGGAACCAGTATGCGTGATGAAATTAAGCAGATTAAACTTGAGCAAGAAAATGCTAGAGAAAAACGTAAAGCAACTAGTGATAAACTAGATCATATGTACGATGTATTACTTGACTATGTTGCTCGTGCTAAATAACTATTTATAAGATTTATTATTCCAAAAATTATTTTTATAATAATCTTTTAATACTCTGTTTTTATTTATATAATTTTTATAAAACTCTTTTATCATAGTTTTATCTGCTTTAGATCTCCAATTTTCACGTTTAAATGGTATTATTTGAATAATTGGAGTACCTGCAGGAATAATACCTTCCCATCCACTTTTTATTAAAAATGGATGATTGCCAGCGTCACCAAACCCATCAGTATCTAAAATTCCACCTAATGTATAAAATGGTAAATCTGGTCTATTTACTGGATGAGAAAACAATGAACTGTATCCTTTTGGAGTTTTAATACACCAAAATGGAAGCCAATTAAATAGTAAATCATCATATCCATCAATATTATCCCAGGCACAACTATCATCTCTATTTGGTCTTGAATTTATAAAATCAGGTAAACCATTAACAGAAAAAGACCAGTTTATTATTGGAGCCAAATTACTATTATCTCTTGAAATTTGTATATCGTGTGGCAAACTTATCATGTATCCAGAAGTTAAAGAATCAACAATAGGAAGACATGACTTTACACTTAAATTATTATCACCTATTCCATAATTTCTAAATTTATTTGATCTATCTTTATATTTAGGTATTTTTTTGTACCACTCTGGAATAAAATTAGAAGATGGTAATGGAGGATCAATATACAATGCTGCTTGTTCATTTACTGGATAAAACAAAATCTCTTGTATTTTTTTTATTTTCATTTATTTTCCCTTTTATATTAAGTATACACTAAATAAATATTAGGTTTTATGATACAATGAAAATATGTCAATTTTTGTATCAATTCCTTGTTTTGGTGGAGACACCGAACTAATACCCACCATAAAGTCTTGTATAAATAATGCAAATAATCCCGATAAAATATTTTTAGGTATTGCCATTATTGGCGAAAAGGACTATTATAAAAAAGTAATAGAAGAGTTTAAAGATAACACACACGTAAAAATATCATTTCATAACTATAAAAATCACATAGGTACTGGTATTGGGAAAAAATTACCAATAAGTTTTTATAACAAAGAAGAATATATTTTGCAGATTGATTCACACTCAAGATTTATTAATGCCTGGGACGAGTATCTTATACAAAAACACGAGTATGCGGTAAAAAAATTAAAAAATAATAAATTGCTACTAACGGGCACACCAGCACACTACACATACAAAAAAAATGATCAAGGAGAATATGAGGAAATATTATTTAGGCAAGTGCTTGGGTATAACATCTGGTTTGATAAAAGTACTTGGGTATGTGATGGCAGATTTCCTCTATTTGGTCATGCATACCCTTCGGAAGTATCAAAAAAATTAAAGGATAGGCTTTTAAAAGAAGAAATTCTTCCTGCAGCAAAAGTTTGCGGTGCTTTTATATTTGGAAATAATTTATTTGCAGAAAATAGACATTTAGATGAAAATACATTATTTTATGAAGAAGAAATTTGGCAAACATCGGAACTATTACACAACGGATTTACTTTAGTTTATCCTGGAGAGTTGGCTGTAATTAGTCATTTACATACACAGGATATAGTTGATGGTATTGGAGAAAGAAAAAATCTGCTAGATATACAAAAAAAATACGGCAGAGATATTGTTAAAGAAAATACCGAAAGAATACGCAACCTTTTAACTAATGAGCAAAGCAAAGAAAAACTAAAAAAATTTCAAGAATACGCAAATTTTTATTTTGATGACACCTACTATAATTATTGTGCTTTTCCAAGTGATTACGCCAACATACAATAATTTATATAATTTACTCATATACTATATAGAAGATATATTAAAATCTTGCTAGTTAGTTATTTCTTTTCTTTATATTTTTAAGTATACACTATCAATACTCTGGCTTATTGAGACAATATGGACATTTGGTATATATGTATTTATAACTCTTTGATAACAATTTCAACACACTCTGGCATTATAATTTTAATTCCCAATTATAATTTTTTGTTACTAATTAATATATTGGGGTACGATGTTTACTAACTGATGTATAAATGAATGTTATAATCATATGGATTGGCTCCTAGGTTGCTCTCTACCCACCCCACTGCCCCTAGGAGTCAGTCCTTTTTATTATGGTATAATCAATGATATGTGCTCACCTACGATAGAAAAATTTGGGGCCACCCCAGCAAATATACAATGGACCGTTGTTCGTGGTGACTCTGCTTCTTTTACAGTCTCCCTTCTTGAAAATGACGAAGTTACAGAGTTTGATACAGAAGGCTGGACTTACTCAGCAACAGCCTACGACCCTATTGCAGATGTTCTAGATGAACTTGTTGTTACAACTAATGGAAGTGTTGTTACAGTTACTGCCCCAGCAGATATAACAGCAAACTGGGGAACAAAATATAAGTCAGTGGTTGCAGAACTTTCTTTTGATCTTCAAGCGGTAGTTCCAGATGGTCCCTCGGTAATGACTTGGACTCCAGTAATTGGAACGATATGCGTATTAGGAGATGTTTCTCCAGCAAGCACAAGAACTACGAGTGGGGTATCTTAAATGATAATTAAAATTAACGACACTAGCGTTAAACTGCCTCCACTAATAAAGATAAATGGTACAATTTTTAAAGTAAAGAAGTAGTAAATGGCTATTTCAAAAAATATGGATGCCCCAAAATCAAGATATGCAGAGGCAATCAAAGAAACAAAAGGAACTCAATTAAGTAATACAGAGTATATTGCCGTACCAGGAATTCAAGGCGAAAAAGGTGAAACAGGAGCTCAAGGACCAGCAGGCCCACAAGGTGAAAAAGGCGAAAGAGGTCCTCAAGGAAGAGATGGAAAAGAAGGTCCTCAAGGACCAAAGGGTGAACCAGGAAAAGGCGGAGGACAATCATACGAGAGCCCTTCTGGCCAATATCCTGGATGGGCGTATTATCAAAACCAAGACAAAAAACCAATTTTACTTGGCCCAGATAGAGGTGATGATGGTTGGGTAGACATTTTAATGACAGATGATCCAGCAAATAGTACTTTAACATTTTTACCTGCAGAGCACGTATCTTTATGGAATCCCATTACCCAAAGAATTAATTTTAAACAATTAAAAGTTGGTACTAAGGTTGATATACGTTATGATATTATTTTAAATACCGATACAAATAGTACAGAAGCATGGATTAGAACATTCATTCCAAAAGTTGAATCTCCAACGGGATATATAGGAATGCTTAAATACAAATACCCATATGAAATGTCGTTTAACCAAACTTTATATATAGATGTTTCAAAAATAAGGTCTGAAGGTGGAATTATCCAGGCAAGAACTGATAATGAGTCCAGTATTATTTTAAAGGGTATGTATATATCAGTATCATAAATATGTGATACAATACTAACATATACAGATAGGAGCCACACAATGGCAACAACTTACAAGGTACTAGCACAGTCTAACCCAAGTGCTACAACTGAAACAACACTATACACCGCTGGTGCTGCTGCAGTAGTTTCTACTATTGCAATTTGCAACCAAGCAGGTTCATCTGCAACTTATCGCATTGCAGTACGTCCATCAGCAGACGGTTCAACCGCTGCAAAACACTGGATTGTATATGGAGCAACAGTTGCTGCATCAGACTCAATCATGTTAACTCTTGGACTTACACTTGCATCAGGCGATAAAGTACAGGTTTATTCTTCAAATGCTAACACATCATTTTCAGCATTTGGATCAGAAATTTCATAATTAAGAAAAGGATAATTTAACATGGCTATTAAAAAAGCAAGTAATTCTGGACTATTGGGTACAAGATACATTGATGCTTCCGCTGGAACATCAAAGATTGTTGACGTTCCAGACTCTCCAGAAGTCTCTTCTGTAACAAGAATTGATCTAGGTGCACAAATAGCATTTACTTCAGCGACTACAGGTGGTGCAGTAACAGATTATACTGTTATATCAACACCAGGTAATATTACAGCAACTGGATCATCTTCTCCACTGACAATTACAGGCTTAACTAATGGCACATCATATACCTTTAAAGCAAGAGCAAATAACTCAACTGGAAACTCAACTTACAGTGCAGACTCTGGTGCAATTACTGCAGCAGCAGCAACTTGGGTATTAGCAGTAACAGCAAATACAACTCAGTCATACTCATTACCATCTGGCGTTTCACAATTAGGTATTTATGCTTTTGGTGCTGGACAGAATGGTTCTGGACAAAGTGGTGGTGCTGGAGGAAATGCATATTCTGGAATAGTTAATCTTCCAACCCCAGGTCACACAGCAACAATTACTGTTGGCGCATCTGGCGGAGCAACAAGTTCTTTTGGTTCTTATTTAGATAGTACTGGTGGCGGAAATGCTACATCAAAGACAGCAGGTAACGGTGGAGGTGCAGGTGGAGGCGGTACAGGTGGAAACCTAACACTTTCTGGTCCTGGACAAACCTATAACTACGGTGGTGGCGGTGGTAACGGTGGTAATGGTAACGGCACAAGTCCAAATGATCTTTGGGACGGATACTCTGCTCACGCAGGTGGTAGCGGAGGAAATGCTGGTGGATCACCTTACGGCGGTGGCGGTGGTGGCGGATCAGGTCAGCACATGAGTTTTAACTATCGCAATGCAAGTTGGAACTACGGTGGTCACGGTGGTGGCACAGGCGGTGCAGGTAACGGTTTATCTGGCGGTGGTGGCGGAGGCGGTAACGGTGGCACAGGCGGTGCAGGCGCTGCAGGACGAGTTATAGTATTTGAAAAGAAGGTGTCTTAATATGTTAAAATATGCATGTATAAAAAATAATATTGTAGAAAACATAACACTATTTGAAGAGTTAAATGAAGAACTTGTTAACTCAATCATTCAAGAAAATGAATATGACCAATTAGTTGAAGCGCCTGAAGATGTTGCTGTAGGCTATCAATATATTGATTCAAACTTTATATCAAATTCAACATATTTGGAAGTTCCAGATGTATTTGGAATGAGTGCTACAGAAGCAGAAACTTTATTACAAGATTTAGGGTTTGATGTTATAATTGGAGAGGGCACAACACCAGCAATATCTGCAATATCAATTAACTCAAATCAACTTACAGTTGAAACAATTTTTAATAATAATTATAAAATTGGCGATTCTGTAGTTCTTGAATCTTTAGAAAATGAAGATTTAAATGGAACCTATAATATTGTATCTGTTGTAAGTGAAAATAAATTTGTTGTTACTAAAAATGCTACAAATATGTCAGAGGTACAAGTTCCTTATGGAAGAGCAAAAGTTTCTGAATATGCTGGAAAAATATTTACCCAATCAATTCCTGCAAATGAACCAAATATTCTTCCAAATTCAGGAATAGTACTAAATCCTTTTATTGCTTAATAAAAATATAGTTTTATTTTCTTTATTAACTCTTTATGATATAATAATTTGTAAGGGGTAGTTAATGAAAAAAATTATTTTTACAAATGTAAGTGATTATAGGGACTTAGAGCCACCAAAACCAGCATCAAGATATGTTCCAGATTGGTATAAGCAAACTAAGTCTTATGTTGACAACGAAAAAAAACCATTTGACGATGGAAGTACTCCTTCTACAATAAAAAAATGTATTCCAGTTTTTGATGCAATTACTTCAGGATATATAATTGAGTCACCAGCAGATATATATATCTCTCCAAGACAAGTAGAAAAAGAAAAATTAAATAATATTGATTTGACACAAGATCATAGTTTAGAAAAACAACAACATTTTATTTGGTCTTGGTTTAGTTTAATTGATTTTCATCCAATTGCTCAGGCTCCAAATCATCCAGCAAAAAATGAATTTCCCTATCCAAAATGGATAAATCCTTGGGGTATTCAAACTCCAAAGGGATACTCCTCATTATTTATTCAACCAATGCATAGAGAATCTATATTTACTATACTTCCTGGTATTGTAGACACAGATAGATATCCTAATCCAGTTAATTTTCCTTTTGTGGTTAATGATCCAGATTTTGAAGGAATTATTCCAAAAGGAACACCAATTGCTCAGGTTATTCCTTTCAAAAGAGATAGTTGGGAAACTGTTATTGGCAATAAAAATGATATTGAAAACATTTTGCAAACAAAAATAAAATTAAATACAAAGTTTTTTGATAAATATAAGACTATGTTTTGGGATAAAAAACAATATAACTAAAAAATATATAAAAAAATACCCCCAAGGCATATAGCCAAGGGGGATTTTTTATTTATAACTAAATGTTATGTGGGAACTTCTCAATCCACATCTTGGCCCTTGCCGTTAAACCATGCCAAGCAGTCCAGTTCTTACCACCATCGCTCATATAAAATGCTATTTTTGCATTTACTACTGGATTTAATAAATCAGAATTTGTTCTAAGGTTAAACTTCTCACGACGTTCTGGACCTAAATCTCTGATCATGTTAATCTGAAAAAGTCCATAAGAACTATCTCCAGTTTTTTTATTACCGTTAAATCTAATTGGTTGCCCGTTAGATTCACGTTTTGCTATTGCCCAAGCTTCTTTTAGATCATTACCTTTAAACCCTACTGCCTTAAGCATCACGGCCAAATCTTTATCTGAAAGAGTTGCTGCATTTTCATACTTTTTTAATATTTCTTCCTTAGAAACCAAAAAAACCGCTTTATGGGCGGTAGTTTCATCCAAAGCAGATGTACTTAGTATTTTATTATTAATGGCATTAGCATTGTTTGCAAAAACAGCAGACGATACCACCAATAACATTACCCCTAACCACACTTTTGTTTCTCTCATAGTTTTTACCTCCTAAGAAACGAATGAGACCTTTTTAGGTCTCAAATTAAGTATAGCACTATTCTACTCATAAGTACAAATTAATGTCCGTTTTGTACCAAGATACAATTATAACGTTTTGATAACAAAATATAGCATTACTTATATGATATAATAAAAGAACTATGGCTACATATAGAGGGCAAGGCGCAAATACATATGATATTGGTGAAAAACCACCATTTGTCAATTGGACAATTGTAAAAGGGGACACAGTTTCCTTTATGGTTTATCTTACAGACGATGCAAAGCAGCCTTTGGTTATTCCTGATTGGCATATTAAGATAGACTTTAAAAGACCAAATACACCAGTTGATCCTCAAATAATTACTGATGATGCAACTTTAATTTTTAGTACTAACCCACAGCAAGATTTAGAGGATGGTAGAGGTGAGTTTAAAGTAAAACTATCTGCATACCAAACTTCATTACTAAGAACAAATGATATTTTTGATATTGAAATTAGTCTTCCACAAAACACACTTGTTTGGACAGTTGCTCAAGGGAAGATTACTCTCCTTGAGGATGTTACAAACTAATGGCGACAGTTGCTATAAATAACAATACCCCAGTTTTTACAAAAAATATTGAAAGAGTCTTTTTTCCAAATACAGAGATCATACAACAAAATCATGGGGTAAAGATAAATTCAGTTTTACCTTTTAGAATAAGATTTACAACAATACAGATACCAACATCTATTGCCAATATACCAGCAATTCCACTTCAGATTATTGGATTATCTAACTATATACTTTAAAATGCATGATATAATACAAACATGGCTAAGTTATCAATCACGAGTATCAAGTCCCTTTTCCAAACAGGTGACCGTCCAAGTCAAGCAGATTATGAAGATTTGATTGACAGCACTTCTGCGAGATCAACAGACTTAGGTTCTGATGGTAATAATGAAGTAACTATCAACGGCATTGAAAATTCAACAATTTTTGATAACTTCCTTGCCAGTGAATGGAGATCAGTTAAGTACATGGTCTCAATCAAAAAAACTGCTGGTGGTGCAAATAAGTACTACGCAACAGAATTAACCATAGTCCCTGATGCTACAAACGTAAACGTCAGTGAATATGGAACAGTAGACAATGATGGGAATATTGGCACCATCTCCGTGTCTAGAGCAGGGGATACAGTTTCACTAACTGTAGTTCCTGTAGGTGGGCAAACCCCGATAACCTTGCGCTATTTGCGTATTGGTCTAAAGGCCTAACTAAGGAGATATAAAAATGGCAACAGTAACAAAAGATTTTAGAGTAAAGGCAGGACTGGTAGTTGAAGGTACAACTGCGACTGTCAACGGAAAAAATGTAATCACTGCAGGCACAATTGATGCTAAAGGTGATTTACTAGTAGGAAGTGCAGACGATGCAGTTGCTCGTTTAGCAGTAGGAACTAATAATTATATTCTTACAGCAGATTCAAGTGCAACCAATGGTATTAAGTGGGCAGCCCCACAAGCAGTTGGTGTTTTTGGTACAAGCATTGAATTTGAAGGTGCAACAACAGATTCATATCAGACAACTCTTGCAGTAACAGACCCAACTGCTGATCGCACAATTACACTTAAAGATGCTTCAGGAACAGTGGCATTTACTTCAGATATTCCTTCATCAACAACAGCACTTTCAGAAGGTACAAACCTTTACTTTACAGATGAAAGAGCACAGGATGCAGTTGGTAATATATTGGGTACTGGTTTTACATATAATGACCCAGCAAATACAATTACATTAGATACAACAGTAGTTGCCACACTTTCTGGAACACAAACACTTACAAATAAGACTTTAACATCACCTACATTAACATCACCAGCACTTGGAACACCATCTTCGGCTACACTTACAAATGCTACTGGTTTGCCAATTAGCACAGGTGTTTCAGGACTTGGAACTAACGTTGCTACTGCTCTTGCAACAAACGTTGGCTCTGCTGGCGCTGTAGTTGTAAATGGCGGAGCATTAGGTACACCTTCAAGCGGAACATTAACAAACGCAACAGGTCTTCCAATTTCAACTGGTGTATCTGGTCTTGGTACAGGCGTAGCAGCATTTCTTGCAACTCCAACATCTGCAAATCTAGCAACAGCACTTACAGATGAGTCAGGAACTTCAACAGTTGCATTTACTAACAGCCCAACATTTGTAACTCCAAATATTGGTGTTGCAACAGGTACATCATTTAACAGCATCACTGGATTAAGCTCAACAACTCCATCAATGGATGGAACTGCTGCAATTGGTACAGGAACAACAGCTGCTCGTGCAGATCACGTACATGCTACAGATACATCAAGAGCTCCACTTAATTCTCCAACATTTACAGGAACTGTAACAGTTCCAACACCAGTAAATGATTCAGATGCATCAACAAAAGCATATGTTGATTCAGCAGCTCAGGGAATTGACTGGAAAGCTTCAGTACGTGCAGCAACAACTACTTCTGGAACTCTTTCATCAGCATTTGCTAATGGATCTGTAATTGATGGAGTAACACTTGCAACTGGAAATAGAATTCTTGTTAAGAATCAGGCATCAGGTGCTGAAAATGGTATTTATACCGTTAATGCAACAGGTGCACCAACTCGTTCAACAGATGCAGACGCAGCAGCAGAAGTAACTCCTTCACTTGCAGTATTTGTTGAAGAAGGAACTGTAAACGCAGATTCTGGTTGGACATTAACAAATAATGGTGCAATTACAATTGGAACCACAGCTCTTACTTTCACACAGTTTACTGGCTTAGGTCAAGTTACAGCAGGAACTGGTATTTCAAAGTCAGGAAATACACTTTCAATTGATACATCAGTAACTGTAGATCTTTCAACAGCACAAACACTTACAAACAAGACACTTACTAGCCCAGTATTAACTACACCAGCGCTTGGAACTCCAGCATCTGGTGTTCTTACAAATGCAACTGGACTTCCAGTATCAACTGGTATTTCAGGCTTGGGTACAGGAGTTTCTACAGCACTTGGAGTAAATGTTGGTTCAGCAGGAGCATTTGTTACAAATGGTGGAGCACTTGGAACACCTTCTTCTGCAACACTTACAAATGCAACTGGTTTGCCAGTATCTTCTGGTATCTCTGGTCTTGGATCTGGTGTAGCAACATTCCTTGCAACACCATCTTCTGCAAACCTTGCAGCAGCTTTAACTGATGAAACAGGAACAAGCACACTAGTATTTTCAAATAGCCCAACTCTTGTTACACCAACTCTTGGTGCAGCATTAGCAACATCAGTAGGTTTTGCTGATACTCTTACAGGTTCTGCAACAGCAGTTGCAGGAACTTCAGCAACTACAATTGACACATTCTCAGCAACAACATATACTGCTGCTAAGTATGTAGTACAAATGAAGAATACTGGTGGAGACATTGAAGTAATTGAAATGTTAGTTGGCGTAGATGCATCAAACAATGTTTATGTAACAGAGTATGCTGATGTACAAAGCAATGGCCAACTTGGAATAACAGATGCTGTATATTCAGCAGGCAATGTTCTTATGCAAGTTACTGCAGCAGCAGCAAATACTACTGTTAAGGTAAGCAAGACCTACATCAAGGCATAATTGAAAAGAGGAACCAACTGTGACAGTACCATCAACAACAACCAATAGAGACTTCAAAGTAAAGCATGGGCTAGATGTAGCCAATGGCGGTACTTTTGGTGGAACTGTCACAGTTGCCACTCCTACTGACAATTCACATGCAACAACAAAACTTTATGTAGATAACTTGGTAGGGGCAAGAACTCCAATTGTCCCTACTGAGTCATCTGCACCAGTAAGTCCAGTAGATGGACAGTTATGGTTTGATACAGTATCACGCCATCTATCTATTTATTCTACTGATGCTGCTGATTGGATTATGATTGCAACATTTACTGATACCGCTGATCTTAGACAGCACATCCACGATACTGCAATTGATGGAACAGGACTTATTGTTTCAATATTCCAAGATGCTGGTTATTACGACTCAATCTTTACATCAACAGAAATTGCAGCATTTTATGATTCAACATATTGGAATAACAGTTACGATGGCGGAAGCCCATTAGATAACTTCAGTTAATAATCTGATATAATACTATAAGACACCACGAAAGAGGAGACTATAAATGGCAACAAGAATGCAACAGCGCAGAGGTACTGCTGCTCAATGGATTTCAACAAATTCTGGCAATGGCCCAATCCTCAACGCAGGTGAAATCGGTTATGAAACTGACACAAATAAATTTAAAATTGGTGATGGTACAAATCACTGGATTGACCTTGATTACTTCGTTGACTCTAACTCAACAGTAAACCCATCATTTGGTTCAAGCATTACTTTTGAGGGTGCAACAGAAGACTCATACGAGACTACTCTTCAGGTAACAGATCCTACAGCGGATCGCACAATTACACTTCCAGATGCATCAGGTACAGTAGCCCTAACATCTGACATTGCAGAACTTTCACAAGATGCAATTGATGCAGCTTTAACTGCGGGTACAGGTATAACAAAAAATTATAACGATGCAGCAAATACATTAACTTTAGCAGTAGATACAACAGCAATTCAGGCTCGTGTAACTGGTGTTTCAGATACTGAAATTGGTTACCTTGATGGTGTTACTTCTGCAATTCAAACACAGATTAATAATAAGGCTCCTCTTGCTTCCCCAACATTTACAGGTACTGTAACACTACCATCAGGAACTGTTACATCTACAATGATTCTAGATGGAACAATCGCTACAGCAGATATTGCTGATTCAGCAATTACTTCTGCTAAGATTGCTGACGGTACTATTGTTAACGCTGATATTAATGCATCAGCAGCAATTGCTTACAGTAAGTTAAACCTTACAGGGTCTATTACATCATCAGACATTGTTGATGGAACAATCGCTACAGCAGATATTGCTGATTCAGCAATTACTTCTGCTAAGATTGCTGACGGTACTATTGTTGCTGGAGATATTGCTGACGGTGCTATCACAACTGCAAAAATTCTAGATGGAACAATTGCCACAGGAGACATTGCTGATAGTGCAATTACATCAGCAAAGATTGCAAATGACACAATCGTAGATGCAGACATTAATTCTGCAGCAGCAATTGCTCAGTCTAAGATTTCAGGTCTTACTACAGCCCTTGCTGATAAGGCTCCACTTGCATCACCAGCGTTAACAGGAACTGCAACAGCAGTTAACCTAACAATTTCTGGGGATTTGACAGTAAACGGAACAACAACAAACCTTAACTCAACTAACCTAGTTATTGAAGACAAGAATATTGTTCTTGCAGATGTAGCAACACCTACAAATACTACTGCTGATGGCGCTGGTATTACTGTAAATGGCACAACAAATAAAACATTTAACTGGGTTAATGCAACTTCTGCTTGGACTTCATCAGAACACATAGATCTTGCTTCAGGTAAGTCATACTATGCAAATGGAACATTACTAAAAGATGCCACAGAAACACTTACAAATAAAACAGTTGCTCTTGGCTCAAATACAGTATCAGGAACAATTGCACAATTTAATACAGCGGTTACTGATGCAGATTTTGCAACAATTGCTGGAACAGAAACATTAACAAATAAAACATTAACATCTCCAACCTTGACAACACCAGCACTTGGTGTGGCTACTGCTACATCTGTCAACGGTACAACTATTCCTTCATCAAAGACACTAGTAGTAACAACAGATAAACTATCTGTACACGCTTCTACATCTTCATCTGAACTTGCTGGAATCATCTCTGATGAGACTGGTTCAGGCGCTTTAGTATTTGCTACATCCCCTACACTTGTGACTCCAGTACTTGGTACACCTGCTTCAGGAACTCTTACTAATGCAACTGGATTGCCTTTAACTACTGGTGTAACTGGAACTCTCCCAATTGCAAATGGTGGTACAGGTGCAACTGATGCAGCAACTGCAAGAACAAATCTTGGTGCTACAACTCTTGGTGCAAATATATTTACACAAACTAATCCATCAGCAATTACTTTCCCTAAGTACAATGCAGATAATACTGTAAGTGCTGAATCAGCATCTACACACAGAACATCTATTGGACTTGGAAACGTAGAAAATACAGCAGTTTCAACATGGGCTGGTTCTACAAATATTACAACACTTGGAACTATTGCAACTGGTACATGGTCTGGTACAGCAATTGCCCTCAATAAGGGTGGTACTGGAGCAACAACACAGGCAGGTGCAGCAAATGCAGTTCTTCCTTCACAGACTTCAGCAAGTGGAAAGTACTTAACATCTGATGGAACTAACGTATCATGGGGAACAGTATCTTCATACTCAGCACCTACACTTGGTTCAACATCAATTGCATCTGGCGCAACTGTAACAACAATTGCAGGACTTACACTTTCAAATGCTACACTTACGGGTACACTTACAGCAGGTTCAGCAACAGGAACATCAGGACAGGTACTTTCTTCAACAGGTTCTGGAGTTCAGTGGATTACACCAGCAGGTGGAGCAGCATTCAGCGAACTTATGTTGATCGGTGCATAGTACTTAATAAAAATTAATGCACTAACTATAAAGTAAAGATTTACACGCTCTTGTTGAGCGTGTTTTTCTTTTTAAACTGTGTTATACTTAGGGACTACTTCCGAATTACTGAAGTACTTAACTTATTTTTGCTATGAAAGGTAAATAAATGCCAGAAACCGTATTCTCTTTTCGTCTTTCAGATGAATTTGTAACTAAATATCAAACTATTCCAGCACCATTTGGATTCTCAGATGCAGGGTCTAACTCGTTGGGAGAAGTAACATTTATTCGTACATATTCTCGTGTTAAAGAAGACGGTACAAAGGAACGCTGGCATGAAGTTTGTCGTCGTGTAATTGAGGGTATGTATTCAGTTCAAAAAAACCACGCTAAAGATAACCGTCTACCCTGGAATGATAACAAGGCACAGAAGTCTGCACAAGAAGCTTTTCAAAGAATGTTTGAATTAAAGTGGACACCCCCAGGTCGTGGTCTTTGGGCATTTGGTACACCTATGACTATGGAAAAGCGCAACTCAGCATCCCTTCAAAATTGTGCAATGGTCTCTACTCGTGACATTGATCGTAATGATCCTGGTGCATTATTTGCTTGGGTAATGGATGCATTAATGTTGGGTATTGGAGTTGGATTTGATACCCTTGGACAAGATAAGCAAATGTCTATTTATGCACCTACAGAGCCAGCATTTATTTATGAAATTCCAGATACTCGTGAAGGTTGGGTAGAGTCTGTACGCCTTCTGATCAACTCATTTTTACGCCAGAACCAGCCTACTCAGGAGTTTAACTATGACCTTATCCGTCCTCTAGGAGCCCCCATTAAGGGCTTTGGCGGGGTAGCCAGCGGTCCAGCACCTTTGATTGATCTCCATACACGCATTCGCAATGTAGTTGGTTCTAGAGCAGGAGAAGCACTTGATAGCCGTGCAATTGTAGATATTGTAAACCTTATTGGCACATGCGTTGTTTCTGGCAATGTTCGCCGTTCTGCAACTCTTGCATTAGGTACTGCAAAAGATGATGGTTTTATTAATCTCAAGAACCCAGAAGTATTTCCAGAAAGAAACTCATATGATCCAGCAAAACCAGGTTGGGCTTGGATGAGTAATAATTCTATTGCTGCTGAAGTTGGAACAAAATATGAAGACTATGTTGACTTGATCGCAGACAATGGAGAGCCAGGTTTTATTTGGCTTGATGTTGCTCGTGATTATGGTCGTCTTGCAGATGCACCAGATTATAAAGATGCTCGTATTATGGGATTCAATCCATGTGCAGAGCAACCACTTGAATCTTATGAACTTTGCACACTTGTAGAAGTTCACCTTAACCGACATGATTCAAAAGAAGATTTTTTAAAGACTCTTAAGTTTGCATACTTGTACGGCAAGACCGTTACACTTATGCCAACACATTGGCCAACTACAAATGGTATTATGCAACGCAATCGCCGTATTGGTACATCTCTTACAGGTATTGCTTCATTTGCCGATGAAAATGGTTTGCCAACTACCCGTGAATGGATGGATGAAGGCTATCACAAGATTCGCTACTACGATCACAAGTATTCAGAGTGGCTATGCGTTCGTGAATCAGTTCGTGTAACAACCATTAAACCATCAGGATCTGTTTCACTTCTTTCTGGTGCAACTCCTGGAGTTCACTGGGGACCTGGTGGAGAATTTTATCTTCGTGCTATTCGTTTTGGTGATACTGATCCAATGCTTCATTTGTTTAAAGCAGCGGGATATAAAGTTGAACCAGATCTAGTATCAGCAAATACTCAAGTAGTATATTTCCCAGTAGCATCTGGACACAAACGTGCAGAAAAGCAGGTCAGCCTATTTGAAAAAATTGGTTTGGCAGCAACTGCTCAGAAATACTGGTCAGATAATGGTGTTTCCGTAACACTTTCATTTGACAAGGAAACTGAAAAGAAGTTTGTAGCACCAGCCCTTAATATGTATGAGGGACAGCTAAAGGCTGTATCTTTCCTTCCAATGGGAGATAAAGTTTACCCTCAGCAGCCATATTCAGAAATTACAAGAGAAGAATACAACGCCTATGTAGGCAAGATTGGTAAAATTGACTGGTCTGCTATCTACGATGGCGTAGAAAATCTTGAAGCAGAAGGTGAAGCATATTGTTCTACCGATGCATGTGAAATCAAGTTCTATTAAAATATTGGTCATTAAACTACTTATACAATAGGAATATGGTATACTGATGGTTATGGATTCATTAATCAACCCCGAAACTGGCGAACCAATTGTCAAAAATGTACGTAGACAAGTTATTGAAAAGAAATATAACTGGGGTCTATATGTATACAAAAAATCAAATGGTAAATGGTTTACTGATGGACAAGGTAATGTACTAAATATTGAGTCTATGCGTAATGATTTAACTAAAATTGCAGAACTTAAATCAGCAGCCAAATATTATGGTGACGAAGGTGATGGCGAAGCAGTCTTTGTTCCTGGCCTTACTCGTATTACCGAAGAGGAACATTCAGAACAATTAGATCGCATGAAGTCTGGACTTATTCCTTCAATGAATGACCTTGGTGCTTGGCATGCAGCACAACAGACTCTTAATAAATCAGGCAAGGATGCATTTAATGAGTAATAGTGATTATCTAGAAGCCAGACTTGGCACTACAGAAAAACCAGAAAATCAGTTTAAAAATAGTGATCCATTTAACAAAACATGGGATGAACTAAAATCTTTAGCGGGACTTGAAGAAAATGTTAAACGTCGTATTACTAGACAAGTAAATAAAGCAATGACACAAGAAGGTTATCTTGCTACTAATGCAAATATTGATCTTCTTAGTATTCCTTATCTTGACTCAGCAAATGCAGATCCAAAAGGTTTAAAAGATTCTGGATCAAAGGCAATTAACCCTGGTTTGGTATACCGAAATGGATACGGTCTTTTTGATGTAATTACACCACCATACAATATGTATGAGCTTGCTAATTTTTATGATACGTCTTTTGCTAACCATGCTGCAATTGATGCAAAGGTAGAAAATGTTGTTGGTCTTGGCTACCGTTTTGATGTAACAGACCGTACAATGATGAGCCTTGAAAATAACGCAGACCAAGGTGCAACAGATCGTGCACGTAAGAGAATTGAAAGAGCAAAATTAGAACTTCGTGATTGGCTTGAGTCACTTAACGATGATGATAGTTTTACAAGAACAATGGAAAAAATTTATACAGACCTTCAGGCAACTGGAAATGGCTATATGGAAGTTGGCAGAACAGTAAGTGGTGAGATTGGATATGTTGGTCATATTCCATCTACAACAATGAGAGTGCGCCGTATTCGTGATGGGCACGTTCAAATTATTGGACCAAAGGTTGTTTACTTCCGCAACTTTGGTGCCACAAATCAAAATCCATTAACAGCAGATCCACGTCCAAATGAAATTATTCATTTCAAAGATTATTCACCACTAAATACATATTATGGTGTTCCAGATATTATTGCAGCGCTGCCATCACTTATTGGTGATCAACTTGCTTCACAATACAACATTGATTATTTTGAAAACAAAGCGGTACCAAGATATGTAATTACTCTTAAGGGTGCTAAGTTATCTGCTGATGCCGAAGATAAGATGTTTAGATTCTTGCAAACAGGACTAAAGTCTCAGTCACACAGAACTCTATATATCCCACTTCCTGGCGACAATGATCACTCTAAGGTTGAGTTTGATATGAAGCCAATTGAAAACGGTATTCAAGATGGATCATTTAAAGAGTATCGTAAGCAGAACCGTGATGATATTTTAATTGCTCATCAGGTTCCAATTTCTAAACTTGGCGGTTCAGATTCAGGAGCAATTGCAGCAGCCTTAGCACAAGACCGTACTTTTAAAGAGCAGGTATCTCGTCCAGAACAACAGCACCTTGAAAAGGTAATTAGCAAGCTTATCAAGGAAAGAACAGATATTCTTCAGTTCAAGTTTAATGAACTTACTCTTACAGATGAAATTGCACAGTCCCAGATTCTTGAGCGTTATGTTAAGAATCAGATTATGCTTCCTAATGAAGCCCGTGAAATTTTAGATCTTCCTCAAGCAGATCATGGCGATACACCGCTTGAATTAAGCCCAAGACAGTCTGCAGATTCAAGAGCAAATGGAAATCGTTCTAGAGATGCAGAGAGAACAAATAATCAATCAGATGGTTCTGCAACAGTATCTGGACGTAATCCGAAGGGTGAAGGTAGAGCGTCTCAATAGTTGAGAAACCTACATAAACATTTGGTATAATGGAATACGATATGAACATAAATAAAGCTTTTTGGACCACTGACGGCGACAATGTTCGCTTATCAATGCCCTTTGGCAAAGTAGATATTGAGAAGAGAATTGTCTCTGGTTTTGCATCTGTTGATAATGTTGATAAGCAATATGACATTGTTACCACTGAAGCATCAATGAGTGCTTTTGCAAAGTTCCGTGGAAATATTAGAGAAATGCATCAACCCTCTGCAGTAGGCAAAATGATTTCATTTAAAGAAGAAAAATATTTTGATCCAGAATCAAAAAAGTTTTATAAAGGTATCTATGTTTCTACATACATTTCTAAGGGAGCAGCAGATGCTTGGGAAAAAGTTCTTGACGGAACATACACTGGTTTTTCTATTGGCGGTAGAATGAACAAATGGGATGATGCATATAATGAAGAACTTGATAAAGCAATTAGAATTATTAAAGATTACGATCTTGTTGAGTTGAGTCTTGTAGATTCCCCAGCAAATCAATTTGCAAGTATTATGTCAGTTGAAAAAGTTAATGGTGTAAATACAATTAAAGGTGATCTTGCAGATGTAGTTGTAGAAAATGTTTTTTATGATGAAGAAACAGGAATTGTTTTAACCTCTGATGAAGAAACATACGTTAGCCCAGTAAGTGGTAACGAAATGAAAAATATTGGTTTTGTAGAAAAAAATGATTCAGAAAAAGCAAACATGATAAAATTCTTAGTTGATAGTGCTAAAGGCATTAATACTTCTAAGATTAACAAGGAGGTAAACCCTATGTCAGAAGATACAACAGCAGTAGTTGATGCACCCGTTGCAAAGACAGAAGCAGTATCAGCAGAGGTCGCTCCAAAGGCAGATGCAGCAATGTGTCCAGATTGCAACAATCCCATGGATAAGTGCAAGTGCGATATGAAGTCTGATGCAACAGAAGAAGATTCAACAGAAAAGGCTGCAAAGCCAATAGCTGATGAAGAAGAATCTGCTGCTGATGCTGCAGCTGAAACACCAGCAGATGAAGAAGCAGAAGACAAGAAGAAGCCAATGGCTCCTAAGTCAGATGATGTAATTACTGATGTAATTACAGAACTTAAAGATTCTGTTACTAATGCCTTTAGCGATCTAACAGCAACAATTAAATCACTTGGTGATGAAGTTGCAAATATGAAGAAGTCTCTTGATGCCACAACAACTGATGTAAATCAGATCAAGGGTACTTTTAATGAAATTGGAAAGAGAGTTGATTCCGTAGAAAAGGACACCGCTTTCCGCAAGTCTGGCGATCTAGGCGAGATCGTGCAGGAATTGGATGAAAGTCCACTTCAAAAATCCCTATGGGGCGGACGTTTCCTCAAATTCTCCGACCTATATAACTAACATAAAAATCACTAGGAGGTGAACAATATGTCAGAAGATATCGTAAAAAACTATCCAGGTACAACACAGGGCCACACTCATACAGGTGAGGGCTCAGTAGCATCTGGCTCTACTGGTAACGCAGCAGCCATTGCTAATGGTCGTCTTGGCGTTATGGGTAACATTGCAGGTGCAAATTACGGAACTGAAGGTCCTAATGGAGTTAATCCAGTAGGTACTCCAGGCGGTATTCTATTGCCTGAACAAGCACGTCGCTTCATTGATTATGTGTGGGATGCTACAGTTCTCGCTAAGGATGGACGTAGAGTTACTATGAGAGCCAACACAATGGAACTTGAAAAAGTTAACGTTGGTGAGCGTGTAATTCGTGCAGCAGCACAAGCAGACCCTACATTTACAAATGCAGGCGCAACTTTCTCAAAGGTTGAATTGACTACTAAGAAGATTCGTCTGGACTGGGAAGTATCAACAGAAGCACTAGAAGATAACGTAGAAGGTGGAGCTCTTGAAGATCATCTAGTACGTTTGATGACAACTGCTTTTGCAAACGACATTGAAGATCTTGCGATCAACGGTGACGGTTCAACAGGAAACTTCCTTTCAATCATGGAAGGCTTCGTTTCAAAGGCACAGGGCGGAGACTCACACGAGTCATACGTAACAGTTGCTGATAACAACTGGACTACACCAGTACTTCAAAATATCATCCTCGCAATGCCACGTAAGTATCGTGCAATCAAGAACAATCTTAAGTTCTATGCTGGTACAGATGCATTCCAAGGTATTGTCAAGAATAACGGTACACTTGCAGATGCAATTGCAGAAGCATTTACGCCACGTCTTGGTGGTACTGAGGCTAATCGTCAGGCATACTACGACGGTAACGCTCAGACATTTGGTGGAGCACGTACAACTCGTGTTCTCGGTGTTGAAGTTCAGGAAGTTCCTTACTACCCTGCAGGTTATGTAGATCTTACATTCCCTCAGAACCGTGTATGGGGATTCCAGCGTGATATCACTGTAAACCGTTTCTACCAGCCAAAGAAGGACACAATTGAATACACAGTATTCGTCCGCTTTGGTATTCAGTGGGAAGAACTTGACGCAGTTGCATTTGCAACAGCAGCAAACAACTCATAATCGCTAAACGATTGACTTGGGGGACGGTATAAAATCCGTCCCCTTTAGTCATTAATAAGGAGTAATAATGTCATATCCAGGAACACCAGAAGGACACACTCATATTGCTGAGGGTGCAATTGTTACACTTGGAAATCCAGGAGTAATTGTTATGGGACCAGGTGGTTTACAAGTTAATACAATGGGAACACTTGGAGAACCAAATATGGGTGATACGTCAGGACCAAATGCAGTTAATCCATCTGGAACACCAAACGGAATTCGTTTGCCATCACAAAATAATTTTAGAAGTTATAGTTCAACATATAGAAGAAGAACCCGCTAATTCTGGTATAATGACATAGGAGGAACTAATGTCTATTATTGAAGATTTGTCTAAAAAGACTGTTATGGAAATAAAGTCTTATGCAAAGAAAAATAATATTGATTTATTTGGGGTAAAAACAAAGGCTCATATGCTTGAGGTAATTGCTAGTTGGACACCAAAAGAAGAATCAATAGCAGTACCAAAAATTGTAAAGCCTGTAGAAGAAAAAGTAGCACTATTTTCAGAGCGTAATATCTTCTGGAACGGTGTTGGAGAAGTTGTAAAAGGCTATAACATTGTAACCAAGGAGGTTTCCGAAAAGTGGCTTACCCACGATAAGGTTCGCACAGCGACACCCCAAGAGGTAGCAAAACACTACGGGAAATAATAATGATCATTCTTAGACTCCCACCATATCCAATTGATGTTAAGTATGATGTTCCAATGCCACATACAGATTATTTATTTACAATTGAAAATGCTCCAAGAACAATTGAAGCATCAGTAACCCTAACATCAGATGAAAATTCACAAGTTACTTTTACTTTAACTGGTGACTTCATCACTTATGATCATGATTATTCAGTTCAAATTTATGAAATTAATGATAACCCAGAAGAGCATATTTTAGTTCAAGATATTCTTAGCATAATTAGACCATATGTAGACCCAAAAACTTTAGGAACAACTGCAACAGAAATTGCAGAAGCAACATATAATGAACGTATTGCAAGAGCAATAGTTGATTCATTAATTACTCGTGGTTTTACTTTTAAAAAGAAAGTCCTTGAGGTAGTTGGTCAAGGCACAGACTACATGCCAGTCTGGGAAACAATTTATAAGATTGATCAGGTTTATGAGAATGGCGTATTGGTATACGACATTACAGATATAGTTAATGGACCAGCCCTTGCAGGGTTTGATTATATTATTACAAAAGATAGAACATCAATTGTTAAGGTACCTACAGATACAAGTCAGTATGAACCAAAGAATCGTAATGAGCGCAAACCCCTAAAATATAGAGACGCTGGATCAGATTCATTTTATACATATGCTCCATATGAAAATTTTGATAATATGTGGATTAATACACGTAATCCTGCTGTTTCATTCCCAGAAGGATTTGATTATATTTTTGTCTATGATGCAGGGTATAAAGTTATTCCAAATGATGTGCGTGATGCAGTAGGAATGATGATTGAAGATATTAAATGTGGAAAAATGGATCATTATAAAGCATATATTGCTGAATATCAAACAGATCAGTTTACTTTAAAATATGATCCATCTAAATTCTTTGGTACTGGAAATATTATGGTTGATATTATCCTTGATAAGTACATAACAAATCTACGCACCCCAGGGATGTTGTAATGTATGGAGCATCATCAAATTCCTGTGATACAACAGATTTTATGTTTCCAATGCTTGCTGATGTTTACTATGCAATAATTAGCCAAGACGAATATGGAAAAGCAGTAAAAGAATGGGTATTTGATAGAACAATTGCTTGCAACGCCCAACCATTTACAGTCAGACTTCAAGAAGAACTAGCTCCCGAAGTATTTCTTCAATTAGATGGAAAATTAAAAACAAGATCTAAAGTTGATGTAAGAACTTCAACAAAAGGCGAAAATAATAATTTAACTAATATTCTAATAGAAAATGTAAGATTTCCAGGAGATAAATTAATCTATAGAGAAACAGCAGGAGTTAGAAGCGGAAAAGGAACAATCTTTGAAATATCAACTCTTGAGCCATTTATTGGTGGACTTCAAACAGTTGAGTTTTATTATATGCTTTGGCGTAGATCAGAAAATCAAACAGTTGGTGGATAATGCAAATAACACTTAATACAAAAGAATTTGAAAAAAAACTTTTTAATATTTATGAATATTCAATCGGATTTTTAGATGGAGTAGAAAAAGGTAAAACTGTATTTTTAAATAATCTCGGTATTGGCGTTATTGAGGTATTAAAACAATATGTTGATGCAGAAGCAAGATCAAATCCAAAAGCACTTCATCATATTTATGAATGGTATCAAACTGGAAGTCCAAGCGCAAGATTATATAATTTTAATTACACTGTAAGCAATATTGGACTATCTTTTAAATCAACATTCAGTCAATCACAAACTGTTTCTAATGGATCAAATACACCATTCTATGATAAAGCAAAAATTATGGAAGAAGGAATTCCAGTAACAATTTCTCCTAAAAAAGGAAATAAACTTGTATTTGAAATTGATGGAGAAACCATATTTACAGAAAAAGAAATTACAGTTGAAAACCCAGGAGGAAAAGCAGTTCAAGGATCTTTTCAAAAAATAGTTGATGAATTTTTTAATATATATTTTAAACAATCATTTTTAAAATCATCTGGAATATATAATTATATTAAAAATCCAATAATTTATAAGAAAAATTTTACTGCAGGATCAAAAGCTGGAAAATCAGTTGGAGTTGAAACTGGCTTTAAATGGATAGCAAACGCAAAAATTGGAGTAGCATAATATTATGGCAGAGAGCGTAGCATTACAAACAGTATTTCCACCAGTTTTTATTAATAAATACATTATTGATCAATTAAAAACTTTTGACCTTGTCACGGGAATTGAAGGCATTGAGCCAATAATCCCAGTACAGGCAACAAATATTGATGACCTATATGACGAAATTACCGTTACTGGGGATGCTTTTTTAATAGCATATGATAGATTAATTAGATATGGGTCTGATACTACATATTGGAATAAAAGAGAGCAATTAGTTTATACAATACATGCAGCAGATAGTGCAAAAGGCCTTGATATTTCAAGGGTAATCATTGAAGCTTTAGACCGTGAAGATGCAGCAGGCCAAGATGTAAATACATGGCTTAGTCAAAATAAAGATAAACTCCCTGCTCTTAATGTATTTTTTCATGCTTTTAGGGTATTTCAGATTGACCAAACAGCCGATATCCTAAAACTAGGGTCAGTGAAATTTAACTGGCGTGGCAAGATCATTATTGAGTATGACTATCACGCTACAACATCTTTATATAATTAAAAATGCTGTTATACTGAGTTTGAGGAAACACAGCGCCAAAAACAATTTAATAACCCTATTTAGAAAAAAGAGGTGAAAATATGGCTAATTATAGTCGTGGTACATCAACCAACATTATCGTTGGTGCAGCAGCACTTTTTGTTGCAGACACAACTCTTGATGCAGCAAGCCTTACAGCATTTGAATCTACTAAGTCTTTTAAGGATACCCTTACAAATGACGTAGATTACACAAACGTAGGCTACACAACAAACGGCCTTGAATTAATGTTTCAACCAACCTTCGGTGAAGTTTCGGTTGATCAAATTCTTGACGTTGCAAAACTTTATAAGCAAGGTATGAAGGTTGATCTAAAAACTTCTTTTGCAGAAGCAACACTAGAAAACCTTCTTCTTGCACTTGCATATAAGGATTCAAAGATTTCAGGCACAAAGTCATCTTCGGCTGGCCGTGCACTTGATCTTTCAGCAGGAGATATTGGTGAATGTCCAGTAGAACGTGGAATTGTTGCAATTGGTCCAGGTACTGGTGATTGCATTAATTCTACAACAGTAGAACGTGTTTATACTGCATACCGTGCATTGTCAATTGATAATGTGTCAGTAATGGCAAAGCGTGATGCGGCATCAGAGTTTGCTGTTAATTTCCGTCTTCTACCAGAAGACGTCTCAGGCTCATATGGTAAGATCGTAGATCGTACACATACAATAGCATCATAATTTAATATAATTATACGACTTAGCCCACTATTAAAAATAGTGGGTTTTGTTGTTTCTATGTGCTAAAATTGAATAATATGGCTACAACTGTTTATAATAATAAAATAATTAAACTTATTGACGGAACTGAATTAGAGGCAATGCCTTTAAAAATAAAGTATCTTCGTGAGTTTATGGATGCTTTTCAAATTGTTCAAACTGCAGAAAATGATGATGAAGCAATTGGCCTTTTGGTAGAATGTGTAAGAATAGCAATGAAACAATATTGCCCATCAATTTCTGGAAGTATTGAGGATATTGAAAATAATATTGATTTGCCTAATATATATGAAACCCTAGATATTGCAGCAGGAATAAAAATAAAAGCCACATCAGAAGAACCAGTAAAAACACAAGCAAGTGAAAATGTTATCACTTGGGATACATTAGATTTAGCAAAATTAGAATCAGAAGTATTTTTATTGGGCATATGGAAAGATTATTATCAATTAGAAATATCTATATCTATGCCAGAACTTATGGCAACTTTAGCGAGTAAAAGAGAATTAGATTATGAAGAAAAAAAATTTTTAGCAGCCATTCAAGGAGTTGACCTAGATGCAGAAAACGATAACGATAAAGGTCAAAAAGAATGGGAAGACATGAAAGCAAGAGTCTTCAGTGGAGGTGCCACATCTGATAGTAATGATGTTCTTGCATTACAAGGCATTAATGCAGAAAAGGTAGGGTTTGGTATTGGTATGGGACTTGATTATGAAGACGTTAGAGACCCCTCCGCTATGCTATAATTGACATAGCCTATATAGGAGGAACAATGGCAACAATAGTACATGAGAGTAACAAACTTACGCTCATTGATGGGACAGAGATTGAGGTTAGACCTCTCAAAATTTCTCTACTTCGCCCATTTATGAAGAAGTTTGAAGGTGTGGCAGCGGTGGCAGACAACAATGAAAAGTCAATGACTCTTTTAATTGAATGCGTACAGATTGCTATGAAGCAGTATAAGCCAGAACTGGCTAACGACTTAGATGCATTAGAAGAGATTCTTGATCTTCCAACTGTATATAAGATTGTTGAAGCAGCATCAGGTATTGAACTTGGTTCTGTAGCAGACATTCTTGCATAAAAATAAAACTTAAAAGAGGTGATACATGTCTGATGTAAATGCTAATATTGGCGTAAATATTAATACGTCTGCAGCATTAGACCAACTTAAGTCCTTACAACGTCAGATATCGTTATTTCATACTTCAGTCGCTAAATCTAGCGAAGCAGCAGCACTTGCTCAAAGGGATCTGCAGAGAAATTTTCTTAATAGTATAAGTTCTATTGGAGCTTTCTCTGCAGAGTTCCGAACTGTAAAAACAACATCAGAGTCATTTACAAGTTCTCTTGAAAAGAATAAGTTTTCAATGCGAGAATACTTCCGCTATGCGGGGGCATCAACAAAAACATTTGGTCAATTATTTAAATCAGAATATGACACAATTGGTAAGGTAGCAGAAGACCGTGTAAAAAAGCTACAAACTCAGTATATTAAAATGGGTCGTGATGCATCTGGAGCTATGAAGGCTATTGCTATTACTCCAAATCAATTAGATATGAGTAGTTTTGCAACACAAACTCAGATTGCTGCACAAAAACAAGCATTATTTAATCAGTTGATGAAACAAGGTTCTACAAACCTTTTAAATTTTGGTAAAAATACACAGTGGGCTGGACGTCAGCTTATGGTTGGATTTACTCTTCCTCTTATTGCAGTTGGTTCTGCTGCATCTAAAACATTTATGCAAATGGAAGCTCAAGCACTTAAATTTAAAAAAGTTTATGGAGATATTTTTACCCCACAAGCAGAAACACAACAAGCGCTTGCTAATATTAAAGAACTTGGAAAAGAATTTACAAAATATGGTGTTGCAGTATCAGATACTGTAGGTCTTGCAGCAGATGCTGCAGCAGCAGGATTTAAAGGTTTAGATTTACAGCGTCAAACAACAGAAGCAACAAGACTTTCTATTCTTGGTCAAATTGATAATCAAAAAGCATTACAAACAACAATTTCACTACAAAATGCTTTTGGTATTTCAAGTGCTGATCTAACTAGTACTATTGATTTTCTTAACGCAGTAGAAAACCAAACAGTTTTAACTCTTGATGACGTAACAACTGCAATTCCAAAAGTTGCCCCAATTATTAAACAACTTGGTGGTAATGTAAAAGACTTAGCATTCTTCCTTACAGCAATGAAACAAGGAGGTGTTAATGCAGCAGAAGGTGCTAACGCACTTAAGTCTGGTCTTGCATCTTTGATTAATCCAAGTACTAAAGCAAGAACAATGCTTAAAGGGCTTGGGGTTGATATTTTAGGGATTGTACAAAAAGACAAGGGTGATTTAAAGAAAACTGTTATTGATTTTGCAATGGCACTTGATACGCTTGCTCCCCTTCAAAGAGCACAAGCAATTGAAACAATGTTTGGTAAATTTCAATTTGCCCGTTTATCAACATTATTTCAAAATGTTACAAAAGATGGAACACAGGCATCAGAAGTACTTAAGTTGGCAGGAACATCAATTCAAGATTTAGCATATTTATCAAATAAAGAATTAAATATTACTGCTGATTCTCCAATGAATAAATTCAAAAAAGCTGTTGAAGATCTTAAGTTTGCAATTGTTCCAGTAGGTGAAGCATTCTTAAAAGCAATAACTCCAGTTGTAAATGTTGTATCAAAAATTGCAAATGGATTTTCACATCTTTCCGATGGAACTAAAAAAGCAATTACTTTAATGATTGTTGCTGTTGGTGGACTTGGCCCTATTCTGCTTATGACATTCGGCTTACTTGCAAATGGTGTTGCAAATGTTATTAAGCTTTTCTTAACATTACGTACTGGATATCAAAAATTAACGGGGCAGTCACAAAACTTAGGAGAACAAACACAATATATGACAAGTGAGCAAATAGATGCTGCAGCAGCAGCTCACTCACTTAATCAAGCACATGCAACTCTTACTCAACAATTTACAGTAGAAGCAGAAGCCCTTCAAAGGCTTATAGCAGTATATCAAGAAGCAACCAGTGCAGCATCAAGGTTTGCAAGTTTAAATCCTGGAATGATGGTTCCACCAAATAAAAGACAAAAGTTTGCAAATAATGGAATTATCAGAGGTAAAGGAACTGGAACCTCAGATTCAATTCCTATCATGGCTTCTAATGGAGAAGCAATAATTGATGCAAAAACTGTTAATGAGAATCCAGAAGCTGTTAATGCATTATTAAAAACTGGAAAATATGAGCCAAAAATAGATCTAACTGGGGCACCAGGAAATGCTGCTAGAAGTAATTTTAGTTATAGAGGTGTCAATAATTTAATTGCAGGACGTGGTATGTCTGGTGCAACTATAGGTGTTCCTGGAAATATGCCTTCTATTTCAGAACCAATAATTTCAAGAGGCAAACAAGTTAATGTTCCAGGAACATACCATTCGGGTCACTTTGGTGGATCAAGCCAAATGACTGGAGAAGAGTTAATTGCTTATTCAAAAACAATTTCTCAGGCTGCAGAAAAAAATATTACAGAGATGGTTGCAAGAACAGAAAATGGATTAAAACGTTTATTTACGACATTTGATAATAGAGTTGTTGCAATTTCAGATGAATTAAATCTTGCCGTTGGTAAAAGTGGTAGTGGTCAAACAGCACCAATTGCTCTTGCAAAAAGAGATTTAATAACAAGAGGAAGCGTAGCACACCCAGAATTAGTTGATCAGCTAAAACAAGCAGGAGTTCCAATTGAACAAATAAAAACAACGGTTGCAAAAGTAACTACTGAAATTGAAAATGGATTTACAAAACTTGGAGATGTAGCAGTTGTAACTGCTGATGATCTTGATAAAATAATTAAAGAAGCATATATAGCAGTATCTAAAACAGATAAAAATGTAGAAACTGCTTACGCAAAAATGCAAAGAGTAACCGCTGTTGCAGATGTTGAGGCTCGTGGCGGAAAACAAAATAGAATTAGTCTTGGAAAATCTTATAAAGATAAAAGATCTACCTATGGAATAGGAATGCAAGAAGTTGCAAATGGAAGTGTTCCATATTCTACTACAGGTGCTTTTCAAATTAATGATGCAATGGCAGCAGAAGCTCAAAAAACTAAAGAATTTTTAGCAATTACATACAAACAACTTAGTGATGAAGTTAAAATTAAACTTTCATTAATAAAAGATGATGTTAAGTTATTTACTAAAACACTAATGGAGGAGGCAAAACTAGCAGGTATTGCAGGTTTTGAGGTTGGAGATCAGGCAATTAAGGGAATTGCTGAAGGTACAGATTCCCACTCAGATTCAAAGAAAGCAATAGTGCAGGGTAAAAATGTTATAAATGGTTTTGTTAATGCAATTAAAGGTGGAGAAAAAAATGCTACTGTTGCAGGAGAACAGCTAGGAAATGCTGGAATTACTGGCATACAGAATGCTACACAAAGTGGTCGCAGAGTAGCAATAAGAGCACAGGGAGCCCCATTATCACAAGTATCAGCACAACTTGTTTCTGCTCCACAAACTGAAGAAGAAATTAAAAAATTTAGTAATTCACTAAAAGAAACATCTCCAAAACTTTTAAAAATGAACAATGCACTTCAAGGTGGATCATTTGCATTAATGGGACTGTCGGGTGTAGCACAAATGTTTGGAGGTACATTAGGAAATATATCAAGTGTTATATTTAATGTATCTGGAGCACTATTTGCATTGCAAACTATAACTCAGTTATTAACACAAGCAAAACTATTAGAGGTTGTTGCAACAAGAGCAAATACAGTTGCACAGGCTATGGGAGCAACAGCGTTTAAAACATTATTTGTTGGAGTAGCTTCCTGGGGTGCAAGACTATTAACTGCTGGAAGATTTGCATTAAACTTTTTAGGTCCTTGGGGCAAATTAGCAGCAATTGCAATAACTATAGGTGTAAGTTTATTTGCTTATAATAAAGCGCAGCAAGCAGCAAAAGAAAAAACAGAAGCATTTTCAAATGCACTTGTAACAACAACAGATCAGCTTAAATCTTTAGGTGATTACTTTGGAACACAGCCTGCTATAAGTGCACTAGAAAAAAAGACTGGTTTTGCACCAGGGACTGCAGCACAAATTTCAGCAGCAGATAAATTTAGAGAATCAGATTCATTTAAGAAATATGGCACACCAACAGTAAAAGCTTTAAAAAATCTTAACGATACTCAGGCAACACAAGTATTAAATGCAAAAATGTTTGAACTTTTAGGTGCAGGGTTTTCTAAAGATCAAATTCAAATTATTATTCAAGCTATTCAACAAGAAGCAAAAAGAACTGACTTAAAAATTGATTTTGGTAATATTAATCTAGATAAACTTCCAGCCGATATTCTTAAAGATTTTGAAAAAGAATCTAAAAAGTTTAAAACTGGTGCGTGGATTCAAACTGTTCTTGGAACAAAACAAGAACGAGATAAGGCAATGGTTCCATTTAAATCAGAGGCAGGAATTATTAATAAATATTTAAATGGAATTTCTTCTGCCCTTGTAAGTGGACAAATTAATGGAAAACAATTTAACACTATGTTTGATTCTCTTGTTGTTTCATTACAAAAAATGCCAGATCAATCAAATGCAATCATTTTACTTGATACTGCTCTTAAGGCAATGGCACCAGATGTTGCAAGAGCTGCAATTGGAGTTAAAGACTTTAAAGATAAATTGCTTTTATTAAGAGCAGCGTCAGTAGGACTTGGTGATCAAATATCAAAAGAAATGATTAAAGCTTTAAGTTATAGTGGGGTAGATCCAATCCTTAATGACATTAAGGGTAGAACTCAAGCAGATATTACTGCAATGATTGAAAAACAAACAAAAGAATTGGTAGCAGCACAAAAAGCTGCTCTTTCAGCAGCAGGAGGAACAACACCTGGCGGAGCAGATGTTCTTTCAAAACAATCTAAACTTGCTATTGCAAATATGCAAAAAGAATTAGATTTATTAAAAACTAAAAGAGATGTAATCAATGGAACAAATGATGATTTAAAACGTCAATATGATTATCAACAAAAATTGATGCAGTTGCAATCTGATGCAACGCAAGCAAAAATTTCAGGTAATTATATTGGTGCTGCAATTATTGGAGCACAAAAATCATTTGAAACTTCACAATTTAATAAAACAACAGATGCTCAAGTACTTGATGATAAAATAAAAACTCTTGAAAATGAAATTTCTGCAATTCAAGCAACAAATAAAGTTACAGCTGCTCAAGCAGCATTGGCAAAAGCTAAAGGTAAAGCCACGGGTGGACTTATACAAGGTCCTGGAACAGGCATTTCAGACTCCATAATGGCACGCTTTGCTGGAGGTGGACTTCCACAACTTACTGTATCTAATGGAGAATATATAGTTCAAGCAAAAGCTGTTCAAAATTATGGTGTCGGATTTATGGATGCAATTAATAATCAAAAAGTTAGTGCTATAAATTCAAATACCTCATCAACTTCTGGCGATACCGTGTATAATGTTAACATGACTGTAAATGGTGGTAATGCAAATGCTAGTGATATTGCAGATCAAGTAATTAGAAGACTTAAAGTTGAAACTTCAAAGATTAATAAGTCAAATATGGTGAGAATGTAATGACATATAAAATTCAAGCGGGACTTCAAGTATCTCTCAATGGATCAACATGGTATAAACTAACAGACCATAATAGAGATCCTATTCAAATAGATGTAGAGTTGATTGAATCCTCTGCACGTATGGCAAATGGCTCTATGAGAAAATATGTGGTTGCTAAAAAGTATAAAATTTCAACAGGGTGGAATTTTATTCCTACTAAGACAACAGAGACAGCAGATGGTAACTATGGAGCTGCTTGGATGGAATCATTTTATAATGCTAATGCTGGAGTTCCTATTTATGTAAAAGTTATTGAGTCTAAACTTAATGCAGATCCTGTAGCAGGAGCAGTTCCAGACGAGTCTGGCACTAACTTTAAAACGTCACAAACAGAAGCAACAGTAACAAATGCAACTGGATCTAGAACATATAGCGCATTTATAACATCATTTTCAAAAACTCTATCTAAGAGAACACCAGTAGCTGACTACGTAGATATAAAAATTGAATTTACGGAGATTTAATGTTAACAAATTTAAGTTCTTCAGTATTCTCAAATTCTGATTCAATAGGCATGGTTCCTGTTGTTTCTGCAGAATGGAATCATAACTTATTTAATCAACCTTATATTACTACTGCCAGTACTGGAACTTCTCTTTCTACATCTTTTTCTACTTCTTCCAGTACCGTTTCTGATTCTAATGATGTACAAAAGAAAAACTTTACTACAAAGAAGTTTACTATGTCTGCTGGAAAAGGTTCTGTATCATATAATGTAACTGCAGATAGTGCAGATGCATGCAAGATAATTACTTATATAAAAACAGATAATGCAATACCAGTTATGATTACAGCATATGCTAAAGGTTCAAGTGGTGAGTATGGATCAAAACAGGAAGAGGCAAGTTCTCTAGGTTGGACAAAAGTTGTCACCTATATTGGTTCACCAGCTTCAGTAATATCTGGCATTTCTTCTTTTGTTTATACAATCAATGTTAATTCTTTGAGCGGTACAGATATTAATCCAACAATATATTTTACAGTTCCACAAGCATATAAAACATCAATCACAGACTATAGATACGGATCTCTTTGGCCAACAGATAGCCCATTCACTTATTTTAGACCTGGAGAATCATATGTCCCTACTGGAAACACAAACTGTTCATTTCCTACCAACCATAGAAAAATTTTATCTTCAATAATTAATGGATATACTGCTCCAAATTATTCTCCAGTAAGTTCAATTCTTCATATGCCTTCCTTTTTCTTTGCCTCCCCACCAGTCCCAGGAATAAAGAGCGCACCACCAACAGATATATCTCCCTACAAGTATTTTGTATCTGGACAGAACACAAAAAGTATTACTGGAATATATGAGTCTTCTATTTTAACAAACAAAATTGTAATTAAATTTAATACTTTAGTTACAATTCCTACATTTAATGTTATTTTAAATGGAACAACTATTACTGTTGATGGAAGCCAGAGTATTACTATTCCATCAAACTCAGAAAGTTTTAACACAGGAGTGCTAGTTTTGTATTGGACTGGATCTGCTTGGACAAAAACAAGATGGTCTGAAATGCCAAAGTTTACAAGCACGGGAGAAATAAGTAAAACAACGACCATAAACAAAATAACTATTACACAGATATCAGAAACAAAAAGATCTGCTTTTAACTCATATACAAGTACAGATGCAGTTGCAGATTTTGCAAGAATGCAATTAATTGAAGTGTCTCCAAGACTTGAAATTGATCTTTCAGAGTTTGTGCAGTCTTTATCAATAGATAAATCCATAGACTCTCAAAATAGTGCTCTTCCTATTTCTTCAATAAACTCTGATGCATGCAGCATAACCCTATCTTCTATTCCTTTGTACAACAATAACCAACCAGTAAACATATTTTCTAGTCAAAGTGATCAAGCTTCAACTGTTCTTGCAAATATATTAAGAAAAAATATTAAGCTTTATGTTAATTTTAATGTTTTTCAATATTCTCAATTATCAACATCTTCAACAACCGCAGCTAGCTCTTATATTCCTGGAGGAATATTTTACTCTGATACTTGGGATGAAAACGATATAGATACAGTTTCTATTCAATCTTTTGATATATCAAGATATCTTCAAGCTACTCCAGTCCCAGATTATGTTGCAAACTTAAAGAGCGTATTTGAAATTGTAACAAATATTTTAGACACAGCAGGTTTTACTGATTATGATTATGATTCATTGTATAATATTTGTAACAGTAAAGCCATGCCAATGGATGTATCGTATTTTTATTGTAACTCAAAAGATTCCACAATTTTAGATACACTTAATAAAATTTTTGTTGCATATCAAATTGGTGCATATATTGATGAATATGGAATTATGAAGTTTTTGAGTTTACACAATATTCTTTCTTCTTCTGGTTCTTCTTTAAATCTTGCAGACAAAGATATTAAACAAGGTGGATTCTCGGTATCAAATAAAGCAAAGCCAGGAAAAATTTCTTTAAGGTATCAAGTTCCTAAAGTAAAACAATCTCCATCCTTACAAAATGTAACAAACCCAACAATTAAAAATTCTCCATCATTTATTTATACAACATCAAATGATGTTGTTTGGCAACAGCAAAGCATAGACTCTGTTGGTTTTAATTATTTAAAAAACTTAATGGCCCTAGATAGTAATATTATGAGTATAAATGTAAATGATTTACAAAATATTTTTCACACTTTTAATCGTGATACAAATGGTTATGCTTTTATTGAAAATGAAATTGTGTCATTGTTGTACAAAGAATATACAATTGCAAAAACCGACGGAACATCAGTAACTGTTTCAATTAAAAATGATCTTGAATTACAGTCTGAAATTAATAATTTTATTAAAAAATATAGTGTTGGTCTTAAAACTTCAGACGGCACAGAAAAACAAGATTATGATGTTATTGTAACCCCAACAGGAAATATAACAAATGTTCAGCGAGGACTTTTTGGAACTGCCCCATCTGCTCACTCAAGAATAACAACTCTTGCAAGCAAAGGTTTATCTGAAAAATTATTAAATTTAGATTATACAATATCTACATCTTCTGGTTTTACTTCAATTATAGATGATTATGATAATGATACAAGTTTGCCAAGTATATCAAAAATACAAGTTAATAGTGCAAACGATTCCAGGGTTTTAATTTACCCAACAAACCAAGTAGATAACGGGTATCAAACATATTCTGTTAAGTTTGATATGCCAGACCAAGATGTTTCTGCTGCTGGCTTATTTTTTAATATGACCAGTGCAACAAGTTCAGTTGGCACATATATGGTAGAACTTGTTAGATTTAGTTTGGTAGATCCAAAAACAACAAATCTATACTCTCCAGCAAAATATAAATACCTATTGTTTATCTTTGGTCCTGGAACATCAACTAATTATTGGGCTGATGTTACGGGCCAATGTAACAGTATTATTAACAATTTCCCAAAAATTATTAAAAAAAATGAAGCAACAACTCCAACAACATATTCTTACGTAACAGATAATCCTTTTAGTCTAAAGGTTATTCACTATTTGTCAGATGGAACTGATGGAGAAAATGCAACAACAGAAACTCCAAAAAGAATACTTTCTGTGTTTTTAAATAATACGGAAATTACTGGATGGAACGAACAAAAAACAGATGACTATGATGCAACCACAAATCCAGGTGGTTCTGCTTGGAAAACAATGGATGTTAATCTTAAAACGGGAATGAGACAAAAACCATTTTTTACAGACAATATTTCTTCAGGTAAAAAATTTGGATTTTATGCAACTACAAATCCAGGAATAGTTCCAGGAATACATCCAGCATTTAACTATAAAGTAGAAAACCCAATATTGGCACCAGCATCACTAAGAGAAATTCACGCAACTCAAAAATCACTAAAAGAACGAAGTGTAAGTTATTTTTATCAAGATAGAGAATTTTTAAATGGTTTAGTGCAGGGTCAACCATTGTATGGCAATTCAATAACTTATATTATGCAGACTACTCCAGAAATTTCGGGGATTAATTATTACGACATTCAGTATACAACTCCTGCAGCAGTTTCTGTTGATGTTTTGCCAGTAGAATACATGTGGTATTATTTTCCAGGAAATGAGCAGGGAGACCAAAGAAATTACCAGAAAAAACTAGTTGATGAATATTCTTTGTCATACTCAACACCAATCAATACAGGGTTTAGAGCAAAGATGGCAATTGCAAATAATTCATCAAACCTTGTGTTCTTGCATAAAGAAGCAGATGACCTTGATCAATTTACAATTAATCTTAATCTTTGGACACATGAAATTGTTGCTCCATCAGACCCAGAAATTTTGGAGGCAGTAATTGATCCATCAAATATATCAGAAGTAGTACAGCTAGACTCTGAATGGATACAATCAAAGCAGGCAGCACAAAGAATGCTTAAGGTAATATCTATGGGTATTGAAGGTTTTTCAAAAACGGTATCGTTAAATATATTTGGTAATCCATTAATCCAGGTAGGAGATGTAGTAACCCTTACATACGCACTCAATGGAATTTCTAGCCAAAGATATGTTGTAGTTTCTGTTAGCCATACATTTGATAATGGACTTAGTACTAAATTAACACTTAACAGGATCTATTAGGCCCTGTGGTATAATTAATAAAATAGGAGAATAGAATGCCATACGTAAAAATATCAGACCCAAACATAATTGACCTTGCTGCTTGGCATCAACTTATTAATGTTATTAATCAACACAGTGATAGTATTAATACCATAACCAATAACTTTGGTACTACTGGAACTGGCACCCCAGACTGGAACGCAGAAGATGCTGTTGGCCATGAGTATACCCCGGGTTCTGAAAAAATTCTTTATGGAAGAACAAAAGTATATTTTACTGGAGATAATGCTGCTTTGGTTAATGGAAATATTTATCATGGTGATATTGATTATGGTGATAATGTAACTGGAGCAACATCATTTAGTGCAAGACCAATTGTTACTGCAACAATACAATTTGGCAATACAGATTTTAGTTCTTCAGATCATGATATAGTTCTTACTGTTTATAATGTTAACAAAGATACTTTTAGTTTTAGATTAAATAGGGCAAATACTAGTCCCGCAGCACTTACGGGTGCTTGTTATATAAATTGGCAAGCAATAGGTCCAAAGTAATTAAGGATTACAGTGAAATCACAATATAAAAGTGGTAAATCTGTTGCAAAAAATCCAACAGTTCCAATAAGTGCAGATGATCCTAGAGTAGCATGGAATAAAATAAATCAAACAAAATCTCGTCAAGGTGCCGAAGTTGATATTGTTGGACTTGATGGAAAAGCATTAATTGCTGGCGGTAAATCTCCAGGTAATCAATCAGGATCAAGTGTAACTCAAAGTAAAACTTATACTCAAGATACATACACTCCACCAATGAATGGTTTGCCACAAGCAATATATAATGGACAAGGACCAGTTGTTATTGTTCCAACTAACCCAACAGATGTAACTGCTAGTTGGTCTGGTGAAGACTTAGTTGTACAGTTTAATTGGGATTATGCAAATACCCTTAATAAAACAGTATCACAATTTATTCTTGAATTAACAGCAGATGGTATTACTAAGCGGACAGCATTAAATACATTTGCTGCAAATAAAACTCAAACCGCTCAAACAGTAACATTAACAAAAACACTAAATACCCAAACTTTTGGAATCTTTAGAACTCAAATTACTAGCATTTGTGTTCTTGTTGCCGATCCACTTAATAACATTAGTGAAACTATTTGCGCTGCATCAGTACCAACATATACTTTAGATCTTACAGCACCCACCATTACAGTCACTGGAATTACTAGTGGTTATAGTGTTGCATATACTACACCAACACAAAGTTCTTATAATTCAATTGAAATTGTTGAGTATGAATCAAATAGTTTAACAGAACCAACAGGTGTAACATATATAAGAACTTATCTTGGAACAATTAATCCAGCAAATATTATTGTTCATAATTTTAATAAACGTTGGATAAAAGCAAGATTTACATCAAGTAGTGGTTTAACTACGGCATATTCTTTAGCATATGCAATAACTCCAACAAGTCCAGTTTCAGTAGATACAGAAGGACCTGCAAATGTAGAAACGGTTACAACAACGGGAGGATTAGATACTACTGGAACAATTGGATTTAATGGTTATGCAGATATTTCTTGGTCTTCCGTTACAACTGGCGGTATTCGTGGGTATAGAATAAGGTATAGACCAATAACAACTCCAGTATCATCATATTCTTATGCCGACTCACCAGGCTCTGGAACTGCATATAGATTATCTGGCCTTGGCGCAGGTCTTACATATGAAATTGCAGTTGCTACATATGATGAATATAATAATACTTCAACTTCTTATATTGCTGGGTCAAATGTTGCAATTAGCGGAACACCTTTTATAGGAACAAATATTTCAACTACAGGATTTTTTCAAGCAGGAATAAGTGGAACAGACACAGGAACATTTAAGTTTGGTTATGGAGTAGACACTGGTAAAAGAGGTTTAGTATTTAATGCAAATAATTATTGGTATATAGACTCAGCACAATCAGCATCATTAAAAATAGGCGGAAGTACAACAAATTATATTTCTTGGAATGGATCTACATTTGCAATAGATGGAGATATAACCGCAAGAAGTGGATCTTTTACTGGAAACGTTTTATTAAATGGTGGATCACTTTATGCTCCAGGAACAGGAGGCTCAGCAAATAGTGGAATTAGAACAATCTTTAACTCTTCAGGAATAGCAGCCTATAACGCTTCAGGTGGCTATACAGCGATGTTAACGACTCCATTGGCTAATGGTGCTGTCTTTACTACAAACGCTGCCGATATAGGCGGTTGGACAGTTGATACAAATAGAATTTATAAAACCTCAATTTCTGGCAAAGGCAACATAGAAATTGATTCAACAAATGGATATATTGCAGTTTCTCACTCTTCTATATCAGACTCAAAAGCTGGTATTAATAGTCCAACAAATTCATTAACAGATAACGTATTTTGGGCAGGTACTTATGGGCCAACCTCTACATCAAATCCATTTAGAGTGACTTTAGGTGGAAAATTATATGCAACTGGTGCTGCAATTACAGGTGGTAGTGTAACTAGTACAGGTGCACTTGGAACGGTTACAATGGATGGAGATCATGATTTAATATCTATTGCATCTTCGGGAGCAACAAGTTATTTGTTCCCAAGAAATTCAAATACATATTTAACGTCAGCAAGTCCATTTGTTGGTGGAGATTACTCAGATATTGGCAACTTAAACAATAATCCATATTTTTCTGTTGGAGCAGGATTTGTAGACAGATACGGTTCAACAGTAAATGGAATTGGTATTTATACAGGTGCTTTTACTGGCACTGGAACAAAACCTTTCTTATCAGCAACATCTACTGGAATTCAAATTAAAGCATCTCAAAATGTTGCAATTAGTTTAGAGCCTTTAACTGGAACTAATCCAGGAATTATAATGACTTCAGGATCAGATACAACAGTTGGAGCAATTACAATCAAAGAACAACAAGTTATTTTACAAGCTGCAAGTTCTTCAGATGGAACAGATTCTCCATATACATCTGCATCTAAAATTGTTTTAGGAAGTAACAAGGTTCAAATTTTTGGTATTACTGCTCAGGGTGATGCAGACATTACAAGAAGAGTTCAAACAAGTGGAGTGCATTCTGGATCAAGACTAGGTTCTGGAGGACAAGACTTGTATCCGCTTGGACCTTACGGAAGACAAAGAATGGTTGTTCAAAGTGAATACACTGGAGAACTTTTAAGGGGTATGGCGGTATACTATGGAAAAACCACAGACCCAATTGGTACTAATACACCAAGTGATACTACAGGTGTAATTGGGGACTTATTTGTGGTGTACTAAATGGGATATTTTGTAAAGAGAGACAATGGCACTTGGGGTCCAATATCTAGGTTTTTTGTTAAAGGTGATGATGGTTCCTGGCATACAATTGTTAAAGCGTTTATAAAAGGTTCTTCAAGTTGGAGTCAATTTTGGCCAACAGCATCAACTACTGGACCACAAATAAATGCAAAGCCTACAATAAGTGCTGCTAGTTGGACCGTTTCTTCAAGCATAGGTAGATTTGTTTTAACTGGTACAAATGGAACTTGGACCTATGGTGGTGGTGGAACAATAAGTGAAACATATCAGTTTGAATATTCAATTGACGGAATTAATTGGATGAGTATTGGAGCAAGTGGATCTATATCTAATGGTCAAACAAAAACATTAACTATATACCAATCAGACTATGTAACAGATACTCAATATTATCGTTTTTCTGTTACTGCAGTAGCAAATGTAAATAATACAACAAATGAAGAAAGCAGCAATAGCACATCGGTTACAATTCCATACCCAACAGCACTAACTAACGGATATGTACAGGCTATTTCTTCGGGTACAGGCAATCTTTCTCCATCAGTGGGTACAGTTGATGCAACGGGTGGGTTTGGCGATTTTACTCTTTCTTGGTCATCATTAACAAATGTTTCATACTTAGTTGTTTCTTGGACACCATCTGACACTTCCCCAACATCACCACAAACATATTATTCTGCGGGATCTGTAACTCCAACAAAAAATGTTTCTACTTTAACTTCTGTAAGTGCATCATTAACTGCTTATGGAACCGCAGGAACTGGTGGATCTTTTTCTGCTGGATGGGATACTTCAGCATATGCCAACCAATATAAAATTGATTATTCTATTAATGGTGGAACAACCCAACATACAACATCAACTGGAAACTTTATTTCTTTAGGATCAGGAAATTCAGGAGATTCAATAAGTGTATTAATTACTCCATATAATACTGCTAGTGGTTTTTCTGGAACGGCATTTTCTGGATCAGGAACAATTCCATCACAAACAACACCAACAGCAACATATCAATTCCCAAATGTAGATATTACTCCATTAGGAACAGTTATTCCAGTTGCAGGCGGTGGTTCAATGATTAGTTACTCTGGTGGAACATTATATATGACTGCTGGAAATTGGACCAATTCTCCAACACAATACCGTTATACTTGGCAAAGAACTGATATTGGTGGACAACCAACAGTTACTCATACTACAACTAGTACAACTGATTCTTATACGCCAAGTACAACATCAGCAGATACAGCATATACTTGTACTGTTACAGCCTATAACTCTTATGGATGGTCTACAACATCAAATACCCAAACTTATACTTTTAATGCTCCATTTGGTGGAACCGTTTCTTTATCTGGAAGTGGACAAGCAGGAACAGATATTACCGCCACAACAACTGATTGGTCTAATTCACCAACATCTTATAATGTTATTATTAAGGCTGGAACTGACGGAAGTACTTTTGCTGTATTAAAAGCAACAAATTCACCAACAACATCAAATTCAGTATCTTACACAGTTACAACATTTGATGGTACTACCCCTCCATATATTTTTAAAGCATATGCATATGCAAGTAATGCTGCAGGATCTTCTGCAACCGTAACATCAAACACTATTACGGCATCTCTTCCTCCAACATATTATGCACCTCCATCATACTATGCTCCTCCAGTTTATTATGCACCACCTGTATATTATGCACCACCTGTATATTATGCACCTCCTGTATATTATGCACCTCCTGTATATTATGCACCTCCTGTATATTATGCACCTCCTGTATATTATGCACCACCTGTATATTATGCACCTCCAGCATATTATGCTGCTCCAACGTCTAAACTTTGTACATCACAAAATGTTGTAAATGGTATATGTAATCCTGGATGTTCAGGAAAGTGTGCTGGAGGAACTGGATCAGTTTGTAGCCCATATGTTGCATGTTAATTTAGGATATGCTACAATATAAAATAAGGGGAAAATTATGATATATGATGAAGATATAGAAACATATACTCAGCATGAAATTTTACAGGGTAGAGCACTTTGTTGGGTTATTAATCAAGATGCACTATATGATTTGCCATTAATTAAAAAATATGTTGATATTTTTACAGGATATGATGAAATTATTGATGTATCTAATAATTATCCAAACCATAATGGAATAACTGTTCAATTTTTAAAAAATGGAGAGGTATTAGAAGAATTTAATACTTCAGAATATTTTGGCAGTATATTATTAAGTAATCCACAAGTAGTAGATTTAGGTTTATATCCATATGGACAATATGTAAGTTCCCCCAATGCTAAATTTGATGGAGAAAAATTTATACTTTTAGATCAAGATCAAACAAGTTTGGAGCCTTTTTATCATGGCAAGTAAGTGGGAACAATATAAAGAAAAATATGGTTCAACTCCACTGGATATGCTGAACCCAAAAACAAAAAAAATTAATGATTTTGATGCAGAAAAAAGATTTTTAATTTGCCAAAGTTGTCCAGAATTTATTAAATTAACAACTCAATGCAAAAAATGTGGATGTTTTATGCAAGTAAAAACAAAAATAGAATCATCAAATTGTCCATTAGGTAAATGGTAATTAATGAAACAAGATTCAATTTTTATTGGTATTGCAGCCTATAACGAAGAAGATATTATTGACACCATAGATACTGCTTTTTCTAAAGCAGAAAATCCTGATAATATTTATATTGGTGTTGTTTTGCATTATCCAAAAAAAAATTTCCCAGATCTAAGTAAATATAAAAATGTAGATTTTGTTAATATAAGTGAGAAAATTGGCCTTGGTGTAGGCATGAGCAGAATGTTAGCATCAACATTCTATAAAGAAGAAGAGTACTATTTGCAAATTGATGGGCATACAGTATTTAAAAATAACTGGGACAAAACATTAAAACAGAATTATGTTAAATTAAAAACGGTATATGAAAAACCAATCATATCTTCATATGTTCCTTACTATTATAGGGATAAGAACACTGGAGAAAAGACTACAATGGTTAAGGACAATAACTGGGAAGCAGATTATCCATCTTGGTCTCTTGTCTCCAAGAGCCATCCAGAGGCTTTAGGGATAGAAAATGAAGAAAAGTATCTATCATTTGCTTACGGCATTGAGGCCCTAGATTCCCCTGGTGCAAAGACTGCAAACTATAATGAACTAGGCTATGAAGAACATTATTTAATATCTGGACATTTTTTATTTACTTCTGGATCTTTTATTAAAGATGTTAAATATGATCCAATGCTTGCTTACCACGAAGAAAATGCAATTGCACTATTAGCATGGACAAGAGGATATAAAATTTTTAATATTAAAGATCATGTGCTTTGGACAAGGGACGTTAACTCAATGGGAAGAGATGTTCCTAATTCATGGAAACAAACATATCTTGAAACAGATGAAAATGGAATATCGTTTAAAGATAAAGTTGTTTCTGGTACATTAAGAAACAAAGAAATTTTAACTGGAAAAGTTCTTGGAGAATATGGCTCACCATCAGTAGAATTAATTGAAGAATACGAAAAAGCATCTGGATTAAATTACAAAAAATTTTATTCAGAAATGTATAAGATGGTAGAAGAAACTGGCAATAAATATCCAGCAGGAAGAATGCTGTATGATTTAGAAAGAAGTCTAAGTGAGTAATGTAATTCAGTTTTATCCATGGGGACAAGGAGCCAAAGAGTCATCCATTTCTCCAACACCAGCAAGAGATAACTTGCCAGACTATTGGAAAAATATGCCAAGGTTTCATGGCGAAAATGATTATGAAAAATTTAAAGATGGAACAGCAAGCAGATCAAATGTTTTTCTTAGCATGAAACATTGTATGCCATACTATGATGCGATGACATGTGGCTATCATTACCTATTGCATACAGATATTCATGTATTAATAGATAAAAATAATATTCCTAAACTATCTTGGGATTCTCCGATGGAGCCAGCAGGAGACAGAGTTCTTAAAGAGATGCCAGTTCCACATGGACACTATCAGGCGCATTTTGGTTGGCAAATGCATTGGGGTATTCAAATGCCAGAAGGTTGGTCAGCACTAATAACACACCCAATAAATAGATATGATTTGCCATTTACAACAGTATCTGGACTTGCCGACTATGATGTTTATCCTCTTCCAGGAAATGTTAGTTTTCATATCAAAGATAACTTTGAGGGATTAATCAAGGCTGGAACTCCACTTCTTTCAATCATTCCAATAAAACGTGAAGATTGGAATCATACTATTAATGATGATCAAAGGTTTTTTAATAAAAAGGTAGAACTTATTCAAGAAAAAGAGTCTGTTCCCATGTCTCATTATAAAAAGGGGTATAGACAAGGCATGCGCTTTGAATAAGCATATGCTATAATTAACAAGGAGGAACTATGACATACGAATTAACAAATGCAGAAAAGATCTCAATTATAGATCAACACCTAAAGAATTTGGAATACAGCAAGTATAACCTTCAGGTTAGCATGCTAGAATTAACATCTGGAAGCAATCCAAAGCAAGAGTCTATTACGGATACTCAGGCACAGATTGATTCAATCGTGGCACAACAGACTGCATTAAATGCAGAAGTTGTATCTTTAACTGTATAAGGGGAAAATAATGGAGAGAGCAGAATTGGTAATTACTGCCCTGCAGCAACGCATTGGGGAACTTGTTTCAAACTATGAAACACAGATTGCTGTTCTTAGAGCAGACCTAACACAACTGTCGCAAGAAAAAGAAGACAAAGAAAAAGCAATAGAAGAATACTCTGAAACAATTAAGAAGAAGTAATTAGAGACTTTAAATAGATGTTAACTTGCAAACGATGCACTGGTAGGATTTTTGTTGACAGACAATATACTTCTCAAATGCATATTGAGACCTACTGTGTGCGCTGTGGTGAAAGAAAGTTTTATCATCCCCCGCAAGAAAGTAGGGAGGGCAGATGGCTACTGCTAAACGAAAAATACAGAGCGAAGAATACAATCAGTCCACTGTAATAAAAGGAAACCAAAAGATATGGTTTTTGAATGGTGACCTTGTTAGAATGCATCATAACTCTAGATCAACAGGAATGACTTCCTTTTATAACATTACAAAAGATAGACTTGAAACTTGTTTGCGTACTGACTTTAGGCGTAACCGTGAAAGAGCATACACTATAACAGAAACTGCTATTCTTGTCAATAGACACAGAAAGTATATGCCAAGATTAATTAAAGCAGGAACTATTCCTGGACCAACAGGTTCAAGAAAAGGCGGGGAACCAGGATGGCAAGTAAGGGCATACTATTCAGAATCACAAGTAAAAGAGATACGTGCTATACTTGCAAGTATACATATTGGTCAACCAAGAAAAGACAAATTAATAACAAATAATATGACTCCTACTACGCAAGAATTGACAAGGCGTATGGGGGATGGTATTCTTACATATACGAAGACAGAAGATGGAAGATTTATTCCAACTTGGTCAGAGAGCATTTAAAATAGGAATGGGTGGGTAATGGAAAACGATTCAACAAAGGTAAACGTAACACTTGGATATACTCTTAACCTGGGAAATTTTCAGTCACTAAGACTTGACCTTGGCGTTATTGACAGCAAGCGTGATGGTGAAACAACAGAGCAGGCTTTTGATCGTGTCTATAAGTTTGTAGAAGATAAACTTACAGAGAAGATTAAGGAAGCACAAGAAGAGGCTTCCGAAGGATAATGGCTGACCGCAAAGACCGCATGGCTTTGCTCAGTAGATTCAACAAATTTTATACACAGCGTTTTGAGCGTAAGTCTAATATGAACTTAAATGTTGAACAATGGGCAGCAGATGCTCTCGTAGAATCATATGGTATTTCTCAATGCTATGATTTATTAGAATATTACTTTAGTGTTGCACAAGATCCTACATGGAATTACTTTGCTTACAATGCAGAAAAGATTCTTAATGGTAAACTAGAAGTCCAAGAAGATATTAAACAAAGAGCAGAACTAAGAAAAAAAGCAAAGGAGTGGCTGAGTGAATAATACAGAAGCAAAAGTAATCTCAGCAGTCCTAGCAGATAAACAACTGCATGTTTTGCTACAGGCAAACGTAGAAACATTACTTCGCACTCATAATGACGTATGGAACTTTATTAGACTATACGCTGAAAACAATGGAACAATCCCACCAACATCTTTGGTTGTAGAAAAGTTTAGAGACTTCCAGCCAGTACAAGGAATTGGTGCAACTAAGCATCACCTTGAAGAACTTCAGACAGAATACTTAAATGATAGTCTTAAAGATATCTTACGATCCGCAGCAGGTGAAGTTCAAAATGGACAAGGATCAGTAGCCCTTGAAGAACTTATTACAAAAACTTCACAGTTAAAAAAGAATACTTCAGCAATTCGTGATATTGATGCAACAGATATTGATTCTGCTATTGCATATTTTGAAAACGTTAAAGAGCAACAGGCTTTAGGTCATAGAGGAATTAAAACAGGTTTGCCAGGGTTTGATAACTACCTTCCTTCTGGAATTATGCCAGGGCAGTTGGGAGTCTTTCTAGCATACCCAGGTATAGGAAAGTCATGGATGGCTCTATACTTTGCTGCACAGGCCTGGAAACAGGGTAAGACACCCCTTATCATCTCTCTTGAGATGAGTGAAACAGAAGTCCGTAACCGTGCATTTACTATTATGGGAGAAGGACTTTGGTCACACCGTAAACTTTCAAATGGTGAGGTTGAACTTGACATGATGAAGAAATGGCATGCAGACAAAATTGAAGGTCGTCCGCCTTTTCATATTATTTCTAATGACTCTGGCGGAGAAGTAACTCCTTCAGTTATACGTGGAAAGCTAGACCAGTACAAACCAGACTTTGTTGTAGTAGATTATCTTCAGTTGATGAATCCAAATCAAAAAGCTGATAATGAAACGGTAAAGATGAAGAACCTTTCACGAGAACTTAAACTAATGGCTATTAGCGAAGAAGTTCCTATCATTGCTATATCCTCTGCTACCCCAGATGATGTTAAAGATCTTTCTACAGTTCCTACCCTTGCACAAACAGCGTGGTCAAGACAAATTGCATACGATGCTGACTGGGTACTAGCCATGGGTCGTGCAACTAACAGCGATATTATTGAATGTGCATTTAGAAAGAATAGAAATGGTTTTATGGGTGACTTCTTAGTTCAGTGTGACTTTGATAAGGGTTATTACAGATATAAGGATTTTGAAGATGGCAAGTAAAGAAATATACACAGAGGATCAGATTCGTCGTGTTCTCAATGGAGCAGGGATTGATATTGAGGCAGAGTTTGGTTCTGACTTTATTATCTTTTGTCCCTATCACAACAACAATAAAACACCTGCTGGAGAAGTATCTAAGGAGTCTGGATTGTTCTTTTGTTTTGGCTGTCAAGTAACAAAGAATCTAACTGAGTTAATTATGTTTATGTCAAATAGAACATATTTTGAAGCTGCACGATATATTAAAAGCAAAGAACAAGAGTCAAACCTTTCTTCTGTAATTGATAAAGCACTATATGCTCCTGCAGATTTTGTCCAGTATGATGAAATATTAATTAAAAGACTTAACAACCAAGCCATTGAATCACCAAGAGCAATGAGATATTTTGAAGGTCGCAGTATTACTAAAGATTCTGTGATAAAATTTAATCTAGGGTTTTCAGAAAAACAAGATTCAGTAACTATACCAATGGCCACTCCAGATGGAATGTGTATTGGGTTTGTTGCTAGAACTATTGAGGGTAAAGATTTTAAAAATACTCCAGGTTTACCAAAAAGTAAAATTTTATTTAACTTGCACAGAGTTAAAACATCAACAACAGTCTATGTAGTTGAATCATCATTTGATGCTATTAGACTTGATCAAGTAGGTTTCCCAGCAGTTGCAACACTGGGGGCTAATGTATCTGTATCACAGATTAAACTATTAGCAAAGTACTTCAATAATATTGTACTTGTTGCAGACAATGATGAGGCTGGTTCTATCATGAAAGATAAACTAGTTGAGAAACTAGGTCACCTTGTCACAGTAATACAGTTAGATAAAAAATATAAAGACATAGGAGACATGGACGATGAAGCAATTAAAAAGTTGGAATTCCAATTTGACAATTCAATCATTGCTATGTTAAAATAGTATAAAGGGGTCAAAATGAAATTTAGAACACAGTGGCTAAAAGCATTGAAAAAAATGCGTTTTAAGTCGTATTGGGATAAGCCAAATACCGTAGAGTTTTTTGCATTCATGACAAAAATTGCAATTATCTTTCCAGGTTTACTATTTGGCAAACAATTTTGGTGGTTATATATTTTTGCATTGGTTTCAAGTTTTTCATTAATTTGGTCATCAACGGTAAAAACATTGCCAACAATTATTTGGTTCAATATATTATGGACTATTTTAGCAATTTTATCAATTGCAAAACATTTTGGCTTAATACTATAATAAAAACATAACAAAACATATAGGAGAAAATAAAAATGGCTATTGTAAAGGGATTAAAAAATATCAACGCATTGGTAGACAAGCCCAAGTATGAAGGCACAGGCACAAAAGTTCGTTGGCTCAAGTTGGCTGATGGACAAGCAGTAAAGATTCGTTTTATTGAAGAGCTTGATGAAGATTCAGCAAATTATAATGAGGCCCGTGGTCTCGCACTTGTTGTTTCAGAACATACAAACCCAAAGGATTACAAGCGTAAAGCTGTAGACACAATGGATACAGAAGGTCGTGACTGGGCAGAAGAAATGCACCGCAAGGATATGAAGGCAGGCTGGAGAGCACGTCTTCGCTTCTATTGCAACGTACTTGTAGACGACGGCATTGAAGCACCATATGTAGCTATTTGGTCAATGGGTGTCAGCAAGCAATCTGCATTTAATACTATTCGTGAATACGCACTGGAGACAGGCAGTATTTCAAATCTTACTTGGAAAATGAAGCGTAATGGTCAGGGAACTGAAACATCTTATACTTTAATTCCAGGTGGTCCAGACAAGGAACCATTTAATTGGGCAGAAGTTGAGCCTTTCCCATTAGAGAAAGCACTTAATAAGATTCCTTATGCTGAACAAGAAGCCTTTTATCTAGGCTTTGATACACCTAATACTGCTTCGGGAAACATGGACTGGTAAAATTGAAAAAAATTAATTTTGTTGCTAGTAGCAATGTTGTACAAGAAATTGTACCTATGCCAAAACCAGCAAAATTTTATTTACCAAATTGGTACAAGGAGTCTGGCTCTTTTTTTAATAGTAAAAGTAATTCATACACTAATGATCTATTTTTTGAAGAGCCAGGCATTCCAAATACAACTGTAAAAAAGTGTATGCCATTTTTAGATACATTAGTGTCTGGATATATTCAAGAAACCTGGTGCGATATTTTTATTGAACGTAAAGATGATGAAATATTTTTTCATTATTCTACATCAGTAGATGAAGCAAGTCCAATAATATCTACTAGGTCAAAAGTTGGACTAGCAAAAATACCAGTACCAATTGGTTTTGATAAAAATGCTTTTTTTCATTGGTCTAGAGTTTGGAACCCAATTTTACCAAAAGGATATAGTGCATTAATTACTCATCCACTTAATAGGGATGATCTACCTTTTAAATGTTTTTCTGGAATAATTGATTCAGATAAATATTTTTTGGGTGGAAAAGTCGGATTTTTTATAAAGGAAGATTTTTCTGGATTAATACCAAAAGGAACTCCAATGTATCAGATAATTCCAATTAAAAGAGAATCTTGGAAATCAGAAAAAATGCAATTAAAAAATAAAACTTTAAATGAAGTTAATCAGCAAGTTTTTAATGTTAAGTCATTTTTTTCAGGTGGATATAAAAAGTTATACTGGAATAAGAAAGATTTTAATTAATGGCTAATAACTATGTTGCTCTACACGTCCATACACACTATTCATTGATGGATGGTGTTGCTACTCCAGAAGAATACATTGACCGTGCAGTTGAGTTAGGAATGACAGCAATTGCCATTACTGACCACGGAACTTTATCTGGGCATAGGGAACTGCACCGTATTGCAAAAGCAAAGGGCATCAAACCAATTCTTGGCATAGAAGGTTATTTGGCATTAGATAGACATGATAAAAGGGATAAGTCCGAAAGGGTAGGTCCACTTGATGTTAACTATTTCCACATAGTTCTTCTTGCTAAGAACCAAGAAGGTTTGGAAAACCTTAATAAGTTAAACGAAATTGCATGGACTGATGGTTTTTATCGTAAGCCACGCATTGATTTTGAAGTACTTGATAAGTATGGTGATGGAATTATTGCGTTATCTGCTTGTCAAGGTGGATTGATTGCAAAGGCTATTGAAAATGAAGAATATGCTTTTGCAAAAGAAAAGGTTCAATGGTTTAAGAATCGTTTTAAGGATGATTTCTACATTGAACTAATGCCGCATAACCCAAAGAATATTAATGATGAACTTGTTGCGTTAGCAAAAGCATTTGACGTTAAGGTCGTTGTAACGCCTGATTGTCACCATGCTGACACAAGTCAAAAAGAAATTCAGGAGATGATGCTCCTGCTAAATACTCACGGTAAAGTATTAAAAGAATCAACATTTGATAAGTCAAAGAAGATTGACAATATGATGGAACGCTTAGACTACCTATATGGCGAAGACCGTCAAATGTCATTTAGAACCTTTGATATTCACCTTATCTCATATGAAGAAATGAATATTGCTATGGCAGAACAGGGCCACACAGATGAAGAAATGTTCACAAGTTCTTTAGAGATTGCAGATAAGATTGAAGAGTATGACATTAAGTCTGGACTTGATTTGCTTCCCGTTCAATATAAAAATCCAGATAAAGAACTAAAAGATCTTGCCCTTCAGGGTTTGAAAGAACGCAAGGTAGATTCTCAAGAGTACCTTGATCGTCTTGATGAAGAACTCACAATTATTAAAGATAAAAAGTTTGGTCCTTACTTCTTAGTTGTTCGCAATATGCTTAACTGGGCAAAGAAAGAAGAAATCATGGTAGGTCCTGGTCGTGGATCTGCAGCAGGATCATTGCTCTGTTATGCACTTGGTATTACAGACATTGACCCAATTAAACATGGTCTCTTGTTCTTCCGATTTATTAATCCAGAACGTAATGACTTTCCAGATATTGATTCTGATATTCAAGACAATCGTCGTGATGAGGTAAAAGATTATTTAGTTAGACAATATCGCCACGTTGCTTCAATTGCAACCTTTATGCAGTTTAAAGATAAGAACATTGTTAAAGATGTTTCTCGTGTATTAAGTATTCCATTGGCAGATGCAAACAAAGTAAACAAGCAGATTGACACTTGGGACGAGTACTGTTCTTCAAAATCTGCAGCATGGTTTAGAGAGAAGTATCCAGAGGTTGAGGTTTACGGAGAACAATTACGTGGACGTATCAAGGGCACAGGTATTCACGCTGCTGGAGTTGTAACATCTAAGGATCCAATATTTAGATATGCCCCAATGGAAACAAGATCAGTTGCTGGACAAGATGAGCGTATTCCTGTTGTTGCTGTAGATATGGGAGAGGCCGAAAACATTGGTTTGATTAAGATTGATGCGTTAGGTCTAAAAACTTTGACGGTACTTAAAGACTGTATTGATATTATTAAAGAGCGTGAAGGAACAAAGATTGATCCATTAAAGATTAATATGGATGATGCTAATGTTTACACAATGCTTTCAGATGGGTATACAAAGGGTGTGTTTCAGTGTGAAGCAGCACCATACACAAACCTTCTTATTAAGATGCGTGTAAAGAATCTTGAAGAACTTGCTGCATCAAACGCTCTAGTTCGTCCTGGTGCTATGAATACTATTGGAAAAGACTATATTGCTATCAAGCATGGACGTCAAAATCCAGATTATAAGCATCAAATTCTTAAATCATTTACGGAGGAAACTTATGGCTGTATTCTTTACCAGGAACAAGTTATGCAAGCATGCGTACACCTTGGCGGTATGTCCATGTCGGAAGCAGATAAAGTTAGAAAAATCATTGGAAAGAAAAAAGATGCTAAAGAGTTTGACGTTTTCAAGGACAAGTTTGTTTCTGGTGCGTCTGCTTATATTTCGCCTAACAAGGCTCTTGATCTTTGGCATGACTTTGAAGCCCATGCGGGGTATTCGTTCAACAAAAGTCACGCAGTTGCTTACTCTACTCTTTCGTATTGGACGGCGTGGTTAAAGTATCATTACCCACTAGAGTTTATGTATTCACTATTAAAAAATGAAAAGGATAAAGATGCACGTACTGAATATCTTATTGAAGCAAAAAGAATGGGAATCAGCATTAAGTTACCTCATATCAACGAATCAGATATTGATTTTAAGATTGAAGGTAAAGGTATACGGTTTGGTTTATCGGGTATTAAGTTTATCTCAGATAAGATTGCTGAACGATACATGGCTGCTAGACCTTTCAAGTCATATGCTGAACTTGAGGAGTTTACTTTTACTAAAGGAAACGGAGTTAACTCTCGTGCTCTTCAAGCATTACGAATTATCGGTGCAGCAACATTTGAAGACAGCCAACGTAATGATCAAGAGATTAAAGAAAATCTCTACGAGTATTTAAACCTGCCTGAGTTTAACATGACAGTTCCTCAACATTATTATGCTTATATTCAAGAATCAGAAGATTATGAAGAGGTTGGATCTTTTGTAATGCTTGGAATGATTAAGTCAGTTAAGCGTGGTAAGGGTTGGTCAAGAGTTGAATTTCTTGATAAGACTGGTAGTGTCGGAATCTTTGATGATGAAAACACAACAATTGAAACTGGTAAAACTTATTTGATTCTTGTTAGCGATAACAGAATTGTAAATGCAATTCCTGCAGATAGCATTAAAGAATCAAAAGATGCTTTAGTAAAGTTTTTAAATTATAAGCAGTTGCCATATAAGGGTGAAGAGCAGTTTGTAGTTTCCTTTAAGCCAAGAATGACAAAGGCTGGAAAGAAGATGGCAAACCTTGTAGTAGCAGATGCTGGTAGAGAACTTCACTCAGTGCTTGTGTTCCCTACAGCATTTTCCAAGGCTTACATGACTATTGAAGAAGGAAATGTCTATAAGGTTTCTTTGGGTAAAACTAAAGATGGAACAGTTATATTGGAGGACGTAGTAAATGTTTGATCAGTTAGCAATTGATTTGCACAAGGTAGCAGTTGAAAAAGGTTTTTGGCCAGAAGATGTTGATGACATTTTTGTTGCCAAGCAACTCATGATGATTGTATCTGAAGTTGTTGAAGTAATGGAAGCAGTAAGAAAAGATAAGGGTGGAGAAGAAATTGCTAAAGAGTTTTCAGATATTATTATTCGCACACTAGATCTTTATGCAGGAATGGTTGAAGCAGGGTATACTAGAGAATCACTTGATTATATTCTTAAACAAAAATCAGAGTTTAACAAGACTAGACCAGAAAAACATGGGGTAAAATTTTAATGTCAGTAACAATGGAAGAAGTATTAGCACAGTTAGATCCACGTATCCGTAAGCGTCTTGGAGATGCTACAGGACAAAAGGTTGATTATGCAGCAACACCTAGCTTTGGCATTAACAAAGCCTTAAAAGGTGGTTTACCTTATGGTCGTCAGGTACTTATCTGGGGCTCCAAATCCTCTGCAAAGTCCTCTCTATGCCTTCAAATGATAGGTATAGCACAAAGGGAAGGAAAAGTCTGTGCGTGGATTGATGCAGAAATGTCATACGATTCTGAATGGGCTAAAAAACTTGGGGTAGATTCAACAAAACTTATTTATTCACAAGCAAGAACTATTAATGAAATGGTAGATGTAGGCACAAGCCTAATGAATGCTGGCGTTGATATAATTGTTATAGATAGTATTACATCTTTACTACCTGCTATTTATTTTGAAAAGGATACAGATGAACTTAAACAACTTGAAAACACTAAACAAATTGGTGCTGAGTCTAGAGACTTTAGCAATGCGTGGAAAATGCTTAATTATGCAAATAATAAAGTTAAGCCAACTTTGCTTGTTCTTATTTCTCAGTCTCGTAACAATATCAGTGCTATGTATACTAGCCAGCAGCCTTCTGGTGGTCAGGCTACTAAGTTTTATTCCTCAACTGTTATTAAACTTTTTTCTTCCGAATCTGACAATCAAGCGATTAAAGGCAAGATTCAAGTAGGAGATAAATTAATTGAAGAAAAAATTGGTCGCAAGGTTAAATGGGAGTTACAGTTTTCTAAAACATCTGCTGGTTTTCAATCTGGCGAATATGATTTCTATTTTAGAGGTGACAATGTTGGTATTGATGGGATTGGCGATCTTGTTGACACTGCTGAACTCGCAGGTTTAGTAGAACGCACAGGTGCTTGGTATAAACTTGAAGATGGAACAAAAGTTCAAGGTCGTGAAGGATTTATTAATCGTGTTAGGGAAGATCTTGATTTGCAAGAATCTCTTAGGAGTAAGCTGTTGAATGCCTAACGATAAATTTAAAGTATTTAGCGGTCAGTTTAATTGTCAAGTATGCAAAGAAGAAGTTAAATCTCTTCGTCTTTGGACTGAAACTGCTGATCTTACTTGGATGTGTACAAAAAAACATATATCAAAAGTTCCATTAATTGTAACAAAGAAGGATTATGAGCGAAAAAAGTGAATCAAAAAGGCTTGGAGCCAAGCAACATAAAAACTCAGGTCGTGGAACCCATAAAGGTGATGCAACTTGGAAAAATTTTACTGTTGACTTTAAGGAATATCCAAAAGGCATTACTATCAATAAAGATATTTGGGCTAAAGCTGTAACTGATGCAATTAAGAATCATAATGACCCAGCAATATTTATTGTACTTGGCGAAGGTGATTCTAAAGTTCGCCTTGCAGTAATAGAAGTAGAATTACTAGAACAGTTAACAGAGGGGGAATAAAATGGCTGAACAAGTAGAACCAGTAAAAACAACACTAGAAATGGTAAATGGTTTGACTGAAATTGCAGAATATATGCAGGATGAGGAACTAACTACTGCCCTGACATTTATTGCAAAGGTAATTATTAAGCCAGATATTCCAACTCAAGTGGCAAGTATTGAAATCGTAAGACTACAGGCAATAGCAGCAAAAATGGCTTTTAAGGCTACTTGGATGGCTAATGTAGACAAAAATGATCGTGCAAAAAAGAATATTTATTACACAGCAGCGGAATCTATCAATAACTTGGTGTCAGCACTCAAGTATATAATGCGCTAACCTGCTATACTTATATAAACAAAGGGAATAAAAATAATGACAAAAAGTTTACTAAAGCAGGTTATGTTAAAAGAAACAGAAAAAAGAGATGCAATTACTAAGCAAAATATAATCTTTAATGCTGAAGATATGATAGCTAAGATTAATTCTGGATACACTGTTAGCCGTGGTCCAAAGATGACCACAAAAAAAACATTTGCTCCATCAACAATTGCATACCAACATGGGCAATGTCCACGATATTGGTATCTTGCATTCAATGGAAATATTTTTGATGACTATACAGATGCATATGGTGTTGCCAATATGAGTTCTGGAACTATGGGGCATGATAGAATTCAAGGAGCAATGCTTGCTTCTGGTGTTGCTGTTCCATATGTAAATGACAAAGGCGAGAAAACAACAGAGTTTAAGGTTGTTGCAAATGATCCACCAATCTTTGGTTACGGTGACGTAATGCTTAATTGGGAAGGTGAAGAAATTGTTGGAGAAATTAAAACAATGATGAGTGAAGCCTTTGAATATCGCAAGAAAACAAATAAACCAAAGGGTGCACATTTAATTCAGTTGCTTATTTATATGAAAATTCTTGGCAAGCAAAAGGGTGCATTAATTTATGAAAATAAAAATAACCACGACTTAATGATTATTCCAGTAGAAGTAAATGATGGTTATCGCCAATGGATTGATTATGCATTTAACTGGATGCGTGAAGTTCGTAAGGCTTGGGAAGATCAAACAATACCAACAAAAAATTATCGTGGCAATTCAAAAATTTGTAAGACATGCCCAGTAAAAGCAGCATGTACCGAAGCAGGAGAAGGAACAATTAAAATTGCTTCTCTGGAGGAACTGAGTGAAACTTTGCAGTAGATGTGATAATTATTTCACACCAAAAGTCTCTTATCAGATTTACTGCAGTGAATCTTGTAGAGATGATGCTACAAAAGAAAAAATAGCAGAGCGCTATCAGGCAACTCGTAGACAAAAAAGAATAGGCAAAATCAGAAAATGCTTGGGTGGTTGTGGAGTTGATTTGTCAATCTATAACGATTCAGGTTTCTGTTCTAATTGCAACATTAGCAAAAAAGCAGTTGACAAAATGATGAAAGAACTAAAAGGGTTTATTGAATATGAACAAGACTAAGTGGGGCGGACCAGTGCAACCAAATAATATTTGTGCAATTGATGCTAGTACTAATAGTCTTGCTTTTGCTTTTTACTCATTTAAAAATCTTGGAACAATAGGAAAAATTAATTTTAGCGGTAATGATATCTATGAAAAAGTAGCAGACGCATGTAAAAAAACAAAAGGATTATTTGATCAGTTTAATATGGTTGATGCCATAGTTATTGAGCATACCGTTTTCATGAATAGTCCTAAGACTGCTGCTGATCTTGCTCTTGTGCAAGGAGCACTCCTTGGTGCTGCAGGTTTATCTGGTATTGATACCTTTGGAAAAGTATCTCCAATTACATGGCAGAACTACATTGGAAATAAGAAGATATCAAAAGATGAACAACTTTATATTCGTGCAAAACATCCTGGTAAATCTGTTTCATGGTATAAAACCTATGAGCGTAACCTAAGAAAAGAAAGAACAATTAAGTTTATTAATACAGTATATGATAAAATGATTACAGACAATGATGTTGCAGATGCTTGCGGAATCGGGCACTGGGCAATTAACAATTGGGGAATGGCAATGGGAGTAAAGAAAATATGAGAAATGTAAAAAGTTTAACTGTTGTTGGCGGTGGTACCGCTGGACTAATATCTGCATTAATTTTAAAAGAACGCAGTAGCTTAGATGTTAGTATAGTATATTCTTCAAAAGTTGGAATTGTTGGTGTAGGTGAAGGATCAACAGAACATTTTAAATCATTTATGGATTTTGTTGGAATTACTGGTAGTGAAATTGTTAAAGAATGTGATGCTACTTTTAAAATAGGAGTTATGTTTGATAATTGGATACAAGATAAAAAATATTTACATACTGTTGTTCCTCCATTTAGCAATACAATAGGCCAATACACATATGTATACGGTAAGCAAATATCTGAAAATTCAAACTATCTTTATTCAAACTCAATTTTAAACAATAAAATAATAGCCACTAGAGCAATAGACATAAATAATACACCAGAAACAAATCAATATCATTTTAATACTTTTAAATTAAATGATTTTTTAAAAAAGAAAGCAATTGAAAAAGGTATTAAAGTTTTTGATGATGATATTTTAGATGTTAAGTTAGACGAAAATGGTTTTATTGATTTTATAATTGGAGAAAATTCTGAATATAAGAGCGACTTTTACATAGATGCAACTGGATTTAAAAGAATTTTAATGAATAAGTTAAATGTTAAATGGAAATCTTATAGTAAGTACTTAAAATTAAATTCTGCAATTACATTTCCAACAGCAGACGAAGATAATTATAATTTTTGGACACTGGCAAAAGCAATGGATGCAGGATGGAGATTCAAGATCCCAACCTGGGGAAGACATGGCAATGGTTATATTTATGATAAAAACTTCATTACTGCTGAAAAAGCAAAACTAGAAATAGAAAAAGAACTTGGACATACAATAGAAATTGGAAAAACTTTTGAATTTGATCCAGGTGCATTAGAAAATGTTTGGACAAAAAATTGTGTTGCAATGGGTCTAAGTGGATGTTTTTTTGAGCCACTAGAGGCAACATCAATTGGCCTAACAATTCAACAAAGTTTCTTGCTTATGCATAGACTTCAAAATTATGATGAAAACGTTATTAAAGATTACAATAAATCTTTTGATACTATTGTTGATAACATTAGAGATTTTATTATGTTGCACTATCTATCAAAAAGAAACGATACTGATTTTTGGAGAAGTATTTTAGATGTAGAACTTCCAGATTCTTTAAAAAATAATTTAGAAAAATGGAAAACCAAACTTCCAATTAAAGAAGATTTTATTGGTGATTCTAACTATGCTATGTTTAATGCTACTAATTTTATTGTTGTCATGGCTGGTCTTAATTTATTTGATAATGATGCAATTTTGCAAGAATATAGTTTTTCTGGACAGGGCATGAAAGATAATGCAGATATAATTATTAATTCTATGATTTTTATAGAAGAAGAAAAATCATATTTAAATCATAAAGAAATAATTAAAATTATTAGAGATATAGGATAAGTATTTTAATGTCTAATAAACTTTATACAAATGAAACTTGGCTAAAAAAAAGATTTATACTTGATAAAAAAACCCCTCAAGAAATTTCAAAAGAGTGTGGGGCAAGCGTAGAGACTATATATGTTTATCTTGCTAAATTTGGATTAAGGAAATCAAAACGATGATTAAATTTCATAAGTTTATAACATTTTTAGCAATTGTATCTACTGTTGGTATTACATATGCTATATTTATATTAAAGGAAATGCCAGAAGCATTTGATTGGGAGGGTGATAATGACTAATAATTTAAACATTACGGTTGACCAAGTTAATCATCCAGCACACTATACAACAGACCCCTCTGGGGTTGAATGTATTCAGATTACTCGTCATCGTAATTTTAATATTGGCAATGCCTTTAAATATCTTTGGAGAGCAGGACTAAAAGATGAGTCAAAAACTATCCAAGATCTTGAAAAAGCAATCTTTTATATCAAGGATGAAATCAATAGACTAGAGGGAAAGTATGTCAACTGAAGAAGACCTAGTTAAACACCTTGATCAGGTAAACCAAGTTGTTGCAGAATACCTAAAAGGTACTGACCCAACAAGAATTTCAAAAGAATTATCAATCCCACGCACCCGTGTTGTAGAACTTATTAATGAGTGGAAGGTAATGGCTTCTGCTAATGATGCCATCCGTGCACGTGCAAAAGAAGCACTTGCTGCAATGGATGCACACTATAGTAAACTTATTACAAAATCTTATGAGGTTATTGATGAAGCGTCAATGACTAATAATCTTAGCGCAAAAACTCAAGCAATTAAACTTGTTGTTGATATTGAAAAAGCAAGAATTGATATGCTTCAAAAAGCAGGACTTCTTGAGAACAAAGAACTTGCGGAAGAGATGGTTGAAATTGAAAGACGTCAAGAAACACTGGTTGCTATTCTTAGAGACATTGCTTCTTCCCATCCAGAGATTCGTGATTTAATTATGTATAGACTTTCTTCTGTTGCAAAAGATGGGGAAGTGATTACTGTTGTCAACAATGTTCAATGATTTTCTTGAAGCACTAAAGAATAATAATTTTGAAGAAATGCCAGTAGATGCAAAGACATTTGTTGAAGGCGAGGCATATCTAAACCAACCACCACTTTCTGATATTCAGTATGATATTGTTGAAGCAATGAGCCAAATTTACAGAGAAGAAGATCTTGTAGATATTTTGGGACCAGAAGAAGGTCATCGTTACTACAAGAAGTACACAAAGAATGAAGTAATCCTGCAACTTGGCAAGGGATCTGGAAAAGACTTCACATCAACCGTAGCATGTGCATACATAGTATATAAACTACTATGCCTTAAAGACCCAGCAAGGTACTTTGGTAAGCCTGCAGGAGATGCTATTGATATTATTAACGTGGCTATTAACGCTCAACAGGCCAAGAATGTGTTCTTTAAAGGCTTCAAGACTAAGATTGAGAAGTCTGAATGGTTTGCAGGAAAGTATAACGCTAAGGCTGAAAGCATTGAGTTTAATAAAGCAATCACAGTTTACTCTGGTCACTCAGAAAGAGAATCACACGAAGGTTTGAACCTTATCCTTGCAGTGCTTGATGAAATTTCTGGTTTTGCACAAGATGTTGGCACTGGAAATGATCAAGGAAAAACTGCTGATAATATCTATAAGGCTTTTCGTGCATCTGTTGATTCACGTTTTCCTGACCTTGGCAAGGTTGCATTGCTTTCCTTCCCCCGTTTTCCTGGAGACTTTATCTCTCAAAAGTATGAAGACTCAATTATGGAAAAAGAAACAATTACCTACACTCATAGATTTATAATGAATCCAGATTTTCCAGATGACCTTGAGGGTAACTACTTAGATGTTGCATGGGATGAAGATCAGATCGTTGCATATAAGTATCCTGGGGTATTTGCACTAAAGAGACCAACATGGGTAGTAAACCCAACAAGAAAGATTGATGACTTTAAGTTAGCATTCTTTACAGACATGGGTGATGCCATGCAACGCTTTGCTTGTGTCCCAACATTTGCATCCGATGCTTTTTTTAAGCAAAAAGATAAACTTGAAAAGTGTATGACACTTAGAAACCCAATTGATAATAATAAAAGGTTTGACGAGTCATTTGTGCCAGACCCAGACAAGATTTATTATGTTCATGCTGACCTTGCACAAAAGCACGACAAGTGTGCCGTTGCAATTGCTCATGTTGATAAATGGGTAAACCTACAAGTAGTTAAAGACTACGAGCAAGTTGCTCCAATTATTATTGTTGATGCAGTCGTATGGTGGGAACCAAAGGTTGAAGGACCAGTTAATCTTTCTGATGTAAAACAATGGATTCAAAACCTTCGCAGACAAGGATTTAATCTTGGCATGGTTACTTTTGACCGTTGGCAATCATTTGATATTCAGCAGGAGCTACAGGCAGTAGGAATAAGAACTGATACTGTTTCTGTTGGTAAAAAACATTATGAAGATCTTGCTATGATGATTTATGAAGAGCGTGTTGCGATGCCACATATTCCTTTACTGCTTGATGAAATGTCAGAGCTCAAGATTATTAATGACAAGAAAGTGGATCACCCCCGTAAAAAATCTAAGGATTTATCCGATGCCGTTACAGGTGCAGTCTTTGGTGCATTATCTCATACACCAAAGAATACTAATATAGAGATTGATATTCATACTTGGTCACGCTCATCGCAACGATTTGCAGAGCAAGAACAGGGTATGGTAGAATTGGATACTAAGGAAATTCCTGAAGATGTTAGGGATTACCTTGGAAATTTCAATTTATTATAAAAAATACTAACAAGGAGAAAAATGAATTCATTTAAGAAGATTGCCCTAGGTGTTGCTGCAGCGATGGCCTTTGGCGTTATTTCAGCACTTCCGACAAGTGCTGCAGTAATTGCTCCAACTCTAAGCATTGATACAGCAACAACAACTGTAACTGCTGGCGAGTCTGCAACTGCTGTAGTAACATTGTCATTTATTTCAGAAACAAAGGCTGACACAGCAACAGTTCTTGCTGCTATTTTTTCACAGCCAACAGGTTCAGCAAAGACTGCAACACTTTCATTGGTTGAAACAAATACTGCAACAGTAGCATTTGGTTCAGGTAATACTTCTGCAGATGTTAACTCAACAGTTAATACAGCAGGATATGTTACAGCAAAGTTCAAGGTAACATTGGATGCTCCAACAGTTGCAGGTACTTATGTAACAAATATTATTCCAACACGTCCAACAGGTGCTGCATCAGTATCTTGGACAGTTACAGTTAAGGCAGCGGATCTAACTCCATCTGCTTCAACTACAACATCTATTCTCAACTCTGGTGAAGTAACAACTGCAACAACAGATGCTTCAGTTTATGCACCAAAGGCAGCATCAACAGATGCAGCAGCGGTTATCGTTGTTACACCTAAGAACGCAGCAGGTGGCAATGCTACAGAGTCAATTCTTGCAACAGTAACAGGTTCAGGCCTTATTGGTTACGGCACAAATGCTACAACAATGACAGCAATGGGTCGTGCACTTGTAATTCCATCAGGCAACTACATTGGTGTTTTTGCTGACGGTACAGCAGGAGTTGGAACAATTACTCTTACAACCCTTACAGGTACAGTACTTGCAACAGAGCAGGTAACATTCTATGGTGATATTGCTACAATCGTAGCAACTCCAGTTAAGTCTGTTATCGCAGTTGGTGCAAACACAACTACAGTTAAGGCAGTTGCAAAGGATGCTTCTGGTGTAACAGTTGGAGCAGGAACCCTTTATGCATACTCATCAGATGTAACAACAGTTTCTGATTCAGCAACCGCAGCAACAATCGTTGATGGTGTAGCAACATTTACAATTACTGGTGTTAAGGCTGGCGGAGTTGCTCTTACAATTAAGTCTGGAACAATTGCATCTGCTCCAGTTTCTACTCGTGTAGAAGCAGCAGCAGCAACTGTAAAGATCTCATTTGATAAGAACACATATCTTCCAGGAGAAGCAGCAACAATTACCGTACAGGTTGTTGATGCAGCAGGTCTTCCAGTATCTGGAAAGACACATGCTAATGCATTTGCAGCAGGTGGAATCACATCTACCTATGCATTTGGTTCAGGTTCAGATGTTCTTACAGCAACTTCAATTACAACTGATACATCAACAGCAAAGACATATAAAGTATTTATGCCTTTGACTGAAAATACTGTAACAATCTCTGCAACAGGTGGTACATCACTTCCTGCAGCAGGTCAGGTTGTAGTAACAGCAACTGCAAAGGTTGTAAATACAGCAATTAATGATGCAAGAGATGCAGCTAACGAGGCTACAGATGCAGCTAACGCAGCAACAGATGCAGCACTCGCAGCAGCAGATGCAGCAGATAAGGCAACAGCTGCAGCACAAGATGCTTCTGATGCGGTTGCTAAGTTGTCTGCAACAGTGTCAGCAATGATCGCTTCACTTAAGAAGCAGATTACTTCACTTACCGCTTTAGTCGTAAAGATTCAGAAGAAGGTAAACGCATAAATATGTGTTGGTGGGGGGATACTTTTATCTCCCCACCCTCATTTATTTAAAATATATGAAAGTTTTAATTACTGGAGCAGGTGGTTTTGTAGGCCATCATGCTCTAATTTATTTGCTAAATACAACAGATTGGGAATTTGTTGCAACAGATTCTTTTAATGAGTTAACATCATATTCAAGGATAAAAACAGTTTTTGAAGAAGTGCCAGAAGCAAAGAATCGTGTAAAAGTTATAGCCCATGACCTATCTAAACCAATTGATCATTTTGTGGCATCGGAATTTGGAAAAGTTAATACAATAATTAATTATGCATCACACTGCCACGTAGATGTATCAATAAAAACACCTGTTCCATTTATACAAAATAATATTAATTTAGCATTAACTATGTTTGAGTATGCAAGAACATTAGATACATTAGATTGTTTCATTCAAATTTCAACAGATGAAGTTTATGGCGATGCAAAAAAAAATGAAAAACATTCTGAGTGGGAACCATTAATGCCCTCTAATCCATACTCAGCATCTAAGATGGGTCAAGAAGCAATAGCAAACGCATACTGGAGAACATATGATCTTCCAATTATAATTACTAACTCTACAAACATGTTTGGAGAAAGACAACAAGATCAAGCATTTATTCCAAAAACAATTGGTTATTTGTTGCAAAATAAAGTAGTCCCAGTTCATGCACATATGATTAATAATGAATGGGTTGCTGGAAGCAGACATTATTTGCATGCAAAATCACAAGCAGATGCTGTCAAGTTTTTGATTGAAAAGTTTAAGGACTTAAAATATAGGTATAAAGATAATGTTGACAAGATAGAAAGATTTAACATTGTTGGTGAAATAAAAATTTATAACGACGAACTTGTATCTTTAATTGCAGATATTCTTGGAATTAAAAATAATAATATTATTGAGTATGTAGATGTTGAACCCTTAAGGCCAGGTTGGGACCCTCATTACTCTATTAGTGGTAAAAAACTAAGTAATCTTGGATGGGTTCCTCCAGTTACCCCTGAATATTCTCTTAAGGATACTGTTTTATGGAGTAAAAAAAATTCACAATGGGTGCTATAGGACTAGCCCACATAAAATGATATAATAGGGTTATAAAACATCTCTGAAAGGATGGCTCTCTATTAGAAATATCCTACTAAAAAGTGGGTTGGTGGCTTTTTTGGTGGGTATTTGGCTTATTCTTTCTCCGTTAAACCACGCTCATGCTGAAGAAGTCCCAGCACCAGCAGAGCAGGTAGTAGTAAGTCCTGCACAGCAAGCAGTAAATACAGCCTTAGCAACAGCCACCACTGAGGTAGCCCAAGCCATTTTAGCATCAGAGACAGCAACAGCCACGATAGCAATAGCAGTTCAAGCAGTCAATGCATCTAATACAGAAGTCACAGCAGCCAATACAGCAGTGGCCACAGCAGTATCTGCAGTAGCAGAAGTATCTAGTGTGTCTACAGCGGTAGAGACAGCAACAGCAGTTATTCAGACAGTTACTCAAGCCATGACTAGCGTAACTCAGGCAGTATCAGCAATCCCAGTAAGCGCTACAACTCAAACACCAGAAGTTGTGGCAGCTCAAGCAGTAGTATCAGCAGCAGTCCCTGTAATTGAATCAGCAACAGCCACAGTTATAGCCACAGCAACTCCTTTAATGACAACAACTCCTATGACAGTTGAACAGGTTTCTACAGCAATTGCAACAGAGGTTGCTAAATCAGAAACAGCCACAGTTTTGGTTCAATCAGCACAAACAGCAATAGATACTGCTACTGCAACAGTTGCTACAGCAACTACGGCGGTATCAGCAGTAACTCCTGCACGGACAGAGGCACAAACACAATTAACTCAAGCAAATATAGCAATTAATAATGCTCAAGATGCGGTAAATGCATTAGCTGCAACAATTGGAGCATCAACAAATGTATTAGCAAACACAGACGATGCTGGTGTTCGCATGAACCTTCCATTTAATTTACGAATGGGTAACACTGTTTATAATAATGTTTATGTAGGATCTAATGGAACAATTATGTTTGGAGTAAATGAAGGACAAAATTATTATTCTACTCCAACCGCCCCATCAATTTCTGTAGCAGGATATGACTGGACTACATGGAGCAGTGGTTCTGGAGTGACTTATTCAACAACCACAAATACTCTTACTGTTGCCTGGGATGTACGTCCTTACCCACAATTTACTGCAGACACACAAATGACTCAAATTAGATTTAATGCAGATGTAAATCCATCAGATGGAGCTTGGGCAGCAGATGTAAGCGTTACTGGGCCTATTCCTAACGGTGCTCGTTTTAATAT